GAAGCGTTGGCTGAAGCTCAACAGATAGTTGAGGAAGAAGTTAACGAAGCTGAAAAGCAGTTAGAGGAAGCTCGTGAGAAACTTGGGGCAGTACAATTAAAATCAACAAGCCTTAATATCGGATGACCAGAGCAGATGTAGTACAACGCCTATGGGATTTTATCAATTCAGCTCCAGCTGGAATTAATGCTGAAGCGCGATCTATACTAGAAGCCTGCAATGCCGCTATTCAAGAAATAGCCCATTACGCTCCCAGAGACTTTTTCAAGCAGACTAGATCTGCCGTACTCAAAGCGCCAATATCTGCAACTATTGATGTAACTGAAGATGATAAAACTTTTGACAACTTAAGACTGAGTTCAGCCAAAGGAACAGGATGCAGTAGCGGTTCTAGTAATATTACTTGTACTAATCATGGTTTAGAAACGGGAGACTTTGTAAAGTTTTATGGAACCTTGCCAACAGCCATAGCGGCTGGCTACAGTTATTATATACATTCTGTTTCTGATGCAAATACATTTAAGGTGGCGTTAGTTAAAGGCGGTTCTCCTATATCGATGAACTCGTCAGCAAGCTTTACTCATTATAAAGCTTTTGAAAATCTACCAGAAGGGTGTTCAATCGATATAGACGGAAGTGACAAGGTGATGCGAATCAACACTGCTAAAAACAACGGTGGCTCAGGAATTGTGCAGGCTACCAATAGTAGTAATTTATTAAGACTAAGCAGTTACGCTGGAACAAAAAGATACGGGTTTATCAAGGATGCCGAAAACTATCAAAACACTTTAGCCGTTGGTGATACGGTTGCTTTTTTAAGTGCAGTGGGAACTGTGTTTACTGCTGGGGTAAACTATCATGTCGTTGATATAGATGATGCAGACGGCATAGGAACAACTTCAGGTGCAGATACTCATAAGCGTTATATTAAACTGTCAGCTTCGGCTGGAGGAAGTCCTATAACTGTAGCAAACATGAGCGCTACTCCATCAGACTTTACTTTGATAAAAACCAGCGGAACGGATTCTGATTCAACAGGAACTTTTTTCGAGGAGTACATAGGCACAACAGGAACTAAAACCTGCACAATCTATTCCGATGCCGTTGAATTAAATTCAAAGGTTACTGAGGTTCTGGGAACGGTAGTTTTAAACGATGAAAGTGTATTAACACCATTGATGAACAATGATCAGTCTTCAAGACTGCACCGTGACAGGCTAAATCAAAGTGAAAGGTTTGGAGAGTACGGTTCAGGATGGGAAATGCCTAGTGAATTACAGAAAAAACAAGGAACTCCCTGTTACTATTACATCGACTCTGAACACAACGAAGTCACGCATGGGCAGAATTACTATTTAAGAGTGCGCCCATTTCCAGAAAAGAAAGCTAGGTTAAGATTTACAGCTTCTATACTTCCAGAAAAATGGGTTATTCAGGATACATATTTAGACACTGGTCAATTCAAAGACACTGGCTGTCCTGCTGATTATGATGAAACAATCTTGTTGCCATTTGTTTATAAGAACTTTGTTAAGTTCATAGGCTTTGACGTTTTGCCTTCCGAGGGATCACTCCAAAGTGGTAATATTTTATTGCAGATTGACGAGGATTATAAGCAGGCAAAAGAAATTCTAAAAGAAATTCAACCTCAAGCGGAGAGCCTACCTGTTTATGGAGTGGCTTGGTAAGCCATGGCTAGTAATCCAAATAACTCCAACAATGGTCAGCCTAACATGGGAGGTGGTATACCTTCTATTATAGAAGACGATGGAGATTCGATAATTAATGATGGGAATACAAATAGCAGCAACCAGTCAGTCCTTGGTGGATCTATAACTGGAGGCAATGCAACAGGAACGGTAGTTGATACCAATGCTGAGTTAGCAGACCTAATATTAGAAAAAGTACAAGACCTCGCCACTTTAACTCAAGAGACTTCATTCATACCGTATGCGCCTTCCTACGCTCGCGATACTTATGGACCTGAGTATTTTAAGCCCCGGACAAATGGAGCTGACGTTAACACAATTAACTCAGCCACATTAACGAGCAAATTTCCTGTTTATCGAGTGTTTTTTAAAGGCTCTACTGAACCAACTGACATTATGACATCTAGCGTTTGGTCTATTGCTAGACACAAAGGGATGTTTGCAGGTCAAGGAAACGAGAGCGGTTACTTTCAGAAAGCCTCAAACATGACGAGCTTGCACTTTGCAGGCAACAAGCATCCTTGGAACCCGCTGGTCTTGCCAGCTAACCCAATTAGAGGGGGCTTAAGCTCATCACCTCAACTGTCCAATGGTAATGCGACAATGGGAGATAACTACATTCCCCTTCAGCACGTTGAGGCGGTTTTTCACAGAAATGTTATTCAAGGAGCATCAAACATTAGTCACTCAGGAAGCAATTATGGACCCGAAGTGATCAAAAGTAATTCTTACCGTGTACACTTGAAAAGCGGAGCCACCTTTAATGTAAATGCTGGGGGCTACGCAGTTACCTCACAGCCAACTTTAAGAAATATTGATACGGCTGGCAACTTTGATACTGTTAGAAAAATTACAAGACCTACTACCCCTCTCGTTTATTTTTACTCTTATGGGGGTCAACATTACACAGGTGATTATCATAACGCTTCAACATTTTCAGGGACATACCCAGCCAACACCCAGTCTCATAACTACAAACTTAGAACGGGATTAGCTAGTTCAAGTATAGGAAACTGGGCTACCAACGCATCATCAGCTTTGACTGGTCTACTTGTGGATGGAGTGGACGGAGGTTACACAACTAACGTGACAGATCCCGTTAAAGGTGATCCTTTGAGTTTGGATACAGGTGCTACCTACCTACCCTTGGAGAACATCAAGGCGATAACAAAGTTAAACAGTGGAGATACTGGTTTTAATTTAAATGATGCCGACGATTTAGATAACTCAGCACTTTTACCATATCAAACTTATGTTCGTGACACACAGAACAACAGATCCCCTCTGTTAAACATGGCATTGGGAAACAATGATCGTGGATACAGCAATGTGTATAACCCAGCTAATGCAGGCTCATCTACGATAGTAACTGAGTAATTAATCTTTAGATCGCAATCCCCTGTAACCTTTGTTGTTGTTTAAATTTTTTAGCTTAACAATGGCTTTTTCTAGAAGTTAGGTACGCCGGAGCCGATGAAGATTCAAAAGGCTCAATAGCTGGCACAACGTCAGCAAAGTATATAAGTAAACGGCTTGAAGCTACATCAAAGCGCTCAGGTCTGGATCATGTATCAAACGGCTACCGCCATACCTGTATCAGCTCATGGGTTGCTACCGGAGTACAAATAGGCGAAGTGGGGCTTAGAAGTGACAACTCCCCCTCTATTATAAAATCAAACTACCTTGGTGAAATTACACCAGAGGAAGGCGAAGAATGGCATTCAACGATGCCACCTACTGAAAAATAAAAGGCTTGTCTCGTGTCTCGTCTCATATTCCCCTAGGGGCATGAGTGAGATGAGACAACCTTATGCCACCTGATAAATAGGATTTATTGGTAAGTAATTTACTTTCGGCCCCACCTTACCTGTAAACACGAGTTTATCGACACACTCAGCTTCAGCGATGGGCCATTGCCAAGTACCCCCTGGGGGAGGGCAGGCTATTTCAGGATCTTTTTCTGCCAGCTCTACAATGTTGTCAGCTGATAAAACTTGACCCTTTGTAAGTTCACTAATGAAGTGAAACGCATTTTCTTTCCAGACTTCGATATGAAAAAAAATTTCAGGTTCTTCGGTTTTCATAAGTTGTTTAGTGTTAGATATTTTTGCAGTTATTGTTAGTGTTACTATGTTCCAAGATGAAACAAAGTGTTTTACTTTTAACATAACTTTACTAAGGTGTCAACGTGCCCACTATGACACAATACTCAATAAAAGACTCTGTTGAATGGTTGAATGACAATACCCAGTCTTCCTGGTCAAGGTCAAAATTCTACCGAATGCGAAGACAAAAGTATTTCGTTGGCAAGTACCGAGCTGACAAAAGTACCGAGTATTATACAAAAAACGCATTAATCAGAGGCTGCAATAAAATCGGTGTACCCCTAACCCCAAAAGCAAAAAAATATGCAAAATGATATTTCAATTGATCAACACAAAAGATGGCGAAAAGAGCTAAAGAAGTCTCTTGATGCTTCAACCTTTTATTATAGACTCACTATTACTTGCTTGGTCGCTTGCATAGGGACTGTTGCATTCGGAATGGTGTGGCCCACTATCACATTTGTTTTTACAGGGCTGTTTTTTATGGTTTTGCAAATGAAGCACTCAGGTCGTGCCCAGGAAATTGATCTAGTAAGGACCAGAGCAATTAACAACTTTCTCATGAATAAGTTGGATGGATGAAGCACTCAGGAAGGTATTAAGGAAAGTTCCTAAAAGGAAAAACAAATTTGGAGCAAAAAAAGCAGGAAGCCTTCTTTTTGAGGGAAGAATGTTTGATTCCAAGGCTGAGAGGGATCGGGCTGAACAGTTAAAGGTGATGGAGAAAGATGGTGACATTCGGGATTTGGAGTTACAACCGCAAACTTTTCTTAGCCAGGCAGAAATTAAATATAAGCCAGATTTTGCCTACACGGAAAATGGAGTCCGTTTTTATGAAGATGTTAAAGGGGTTGAGACAGAAGGATTTAGAATCAAGTCCAAGCTCTGGAAAAAATACGGTCCTGGTCCGTTAAGAATTACCAAGAGAAAAGGAACTAACTCTCCTTTCACCATTACCAAAACAATCTATGTGGATTAAAGTTAGAAACGAGCTAAGACATTCCCCAAAACTGAATGCAATTGCGATACGGTGTAGCGTATCACCACTACAAGCATTAGGTGCTGTAGTTAACGCCTGGATGATTGCAGACGCTCACGGTGAGTCAAATGGGTTCATTCCTTTTGCAACTTTTGAGTCATTAGATGCTCAAATAGGGCAAAATGGTCTATGCGATGCCATGGAAGAAGTTGGTTGGCTCAAAGCAGTCACTAAAGCTGAATACGATCCAGCACTTGCTAAAGCTAAACACCTTCAAAAAACTAGGGAACTTGATGATGAGGAGGTACTTACGATTGCTCGTCAATGGTCTATCGGGGGGGTAATTTTTCCAGAGTATTTGGAACATAATGGGTCAACTGAGAAAGAAAGATGTCAAAATGTAAAGCGGAACCAGAAGTCACGAGCCAACAAAAAGAAAGCAAAAACCCCTAAAAAAGAAGAAAAGGGCAAAAACGATACGGAGGACAGTAACGAGAGCGTAACGAGAGAAGAGAAGAGAAGAATAAAAGAATATATAGAAAATATATATAAAGAGTATCCAAAAAAGAGAGCAAAGGCACAGGCTCTAAAAGCCATAGGTAAAGCTCTTGATAAAGAGAGCTACGAATTTCTAATTAATAAGACAAAAGTCTTTGCCCAACTTTGCAAAGGTAAGGATCAAGAATTCACCCCCCACCCTGCCACTTGGTTCAATCGTGAGCATTATCACGACGAGTACGAAGACGAACCAAAGAAAGAATCAGAACTTAAAGTATTGAAAGGGAATGATGACTGGAATTAATGTTCACGAGGAGGCTCTGAATGGAGCAGAGTTGAAGGTGCTTGGTAGCTTTTGCGCTGAAGCAGGCGAGAAAGCCTTATCCAAGGCAATTCAATACATACCTAATGGGGACTATTTTTTAAATAATTTCCGGGGGCAACTTTACGATTTGATCTTGGAGCTTTATCAGCAGGGATCCCCTCTCAGCCTTAGCTCTCTGGCAATCAAGTTGGGTGATGACTTGAAGGGGTTACCATCAGGCGTGTGGTCTGAGATGATGGAAGCAACGGAGAGTGCTGACGAAGCAGCTGATCACATTGAGTGGTATGCTCAGAAAGTTGCTGAACAACATCTGAACCGGAAAACTCAAAAGAAACTTTACGATCTGGGTGAGGAGGTAAAAAAAGGATCAATCAACCTGGAGCAGATAGAGGAAGGTATTTTTTCGCTTAAAGAACTAAAAGTTCATCATGAGGACCAAACTAAAAACATAGGTACAGTTTTAAATGAGCTTCTTGATCATCAAATGGAGAACCATAAAAATCCAGGCATCAAAGGGGCTAAGACTGGCTTTAATATGATGGATGAATACCTGGGTGGATTGCAAGGGCAGGCTTTTGTGGTCCTTGGAGCTAGACCATCAGCTGGTAAAACAGCGTTGGCCTGTAATTTTTTGAGAGGGTTAGCAGAAAATGGTCACAAGAGTTTATTTATTTCCCTGGAAATGACGAGCCTCCAGGTCAGCACCAGGCTAATAGCCGAGATGGCTCAAACGAGTTTTAAAGTAGCTAGTTACGAGTCAATGCCGAATGCTAGAACGCAGGCCAGGATTACATACGCAATGAAGACCATGAAGGAATGGCCGATTGAAATTTACGATCCCCCAACCCAAAGCATCTCCCAGGTGTGTGCAAAGATAAGAGAAGCAGGCAGGCAAGGAGTTAAAGTAGTTATGATTGATTACATTGGACTTATTCGACCTGAGTCACCTGAGCAAAGGCAAAGTCGATATATGCTCATAACTGAATGCTCTGCCAAACTCAAGGCAGCAGCCAGGGCAGCCAACGTGGCAGTACTTTGTTTGTGTCAGCTGAGAAGAGAATCTGAAAAGAATGAGAAGCCAAAGATGAGTGACTTGCGTGAGTCCGGGCAACTCGAACAGGATGCTGACGCTGTTGTATTAATTCACCGACCAGAGAGAGAGATGGACCTGGATATGGAAGACTGCGGGTTAATTATTTCAAAAAACAGAAACGGTCCAACAGGAATGATTGAGGCTCACTTCAATCGGAAAGCTATGCAATTTAAGGAGGTCGCCATATGACAATAGAGGAACTATCAGAAATAAATCCTGACGCTCTCCAGGCAGACGGTTGGGATGAGGCATTTATCGGCTATGTCGAAAGAGCAGGACAATTACCAACGGCCTGTTACAGCAAAGACAAAATCATTGAGTTATCAATGCAGGACGGAGTGAGCCGGGAGCAAGCTCTTGAATACTTCGAGTACAATATCGTAAGTGCTTATGTCGGTGAGTTCACCCCTTTTTATTTAACAGTATGAGTGAAATTATAATTAGACTGAACCAAGCTGAGAAAGAAATTTGTGCGAAGATTGCATTAATTCGCCAGGTTACAAATAGACAGATTGGAACTGTAAATCAAAAAGTTCACGAGAAGGATTCTCTTGAAGTGGACCGGGAAGGATTTGCAGGCGAATTGGCATTCTGTAAAATCTTTAGACTTTATCCAGACTTTGAAAATAAAAGAGCAGACGCTGATGCTTATCATCCAAAGCTTAAATGGGTAGACGTAAAAACCGCTCCTGAACAACATCACAATCTTTTAGTAAGACAACCCAAAGCGGATCACCCTGCCGACACATACGCCCTTGTCTTAGGCAAGTGGGAAACTGGAGTGTTCAGCTACGTTGGCTACGCCACCAAGGAGATGGTATTCAGAGATGATAATCTTGTCGATCCAGGATTTGGGGTCTGCCATATGATCAAACGAAAGGATCTAATTTTACCATGAGTAATACACACATAATGGTAGACATCGAGACGCTTGGAACATCACCGAGGTCAGTCATTTTTTCGATAGCTGCCATAAAAATAAAAAGCAACAAGATAGCTGGCGAGTTTGTAGCGCAACCATCTATCGAGTCAAACTTAGAACTTGGATTTAACATTGAACCAGGAACCCTCAAATGGTGGATGGAACAGCCAGAAGATGCCAGGCAACAAATGTGCCACAGCACCGGGAAGTTAAGTGAAACTCTAAGCGACTTTGCTTATTGGTGTGGACCTAATAACAATTTATACCTTTGGGGCAATGGAGCCGACTTTGACAACACTCACCTGGCTGAAGCTTACAAAGCTTGCGGAATGGAAGCACCCTGGAAGTTCTGGAATTCACGTTGTTTTAGAACTTTGAAGGCACTTTATCCAGGCACAGAAACTCCAATGCAAGTAGGAACTAAGCATCATGCACTGAATGACGCATTATGCCAGGCGCATCATCTGATTAAGATATTCCAGGAAAATGAATTATCCATATGACGAAATACCTCTCTGGCTGCTTATATCTTTAGTCATCTGCATTCTTTTACTTATTATTTTATAGTGTGTCTATCTTTAGTGGTTGACACGTGTGTCAACGTGGGTTAAGATGTGTCACCAACTAACTTAAAAACTAACATGAACAAAGAAGAAAAATCTAAATTAAAAGATCAAGTAAATGCGTTTATCCTGGATAATGCATTACCTAGATTAAAAGAGGATATAGTCGATTTGATCGATGAAAAGAATTGGGAATACGAAAATGGTGCTTGCGACTATGAGTTTGATCCCATCGAGGCTTTAGATTATATCGACGACACCAGGACATATGTCATCGATGACAATAAAAAAGCCTGGAAAAACCTCCAGGTAAAACTTGGTGAACTACTCCCAGAGCATATTGATTGGGATGTAAGAATTTCAAGACTCGTTCCAATTTCTGACGAGTCAAGAATGTCAGCAATGACAATTGGATCCAATGGAGAAATGAAACGCTTCAGAGGTTTTACTAAGCACAATAACAAGTGGTATGACTCCGCTGTTTATTAACAACTAACTCAAAAACTAACATGAAAAAAACTTATAGAAGTTACCAGAAAAAAATCAAAGTCTCAATAGAGATGGAGGTAGATCGCAATGAGTTCATTGCATCTCGATTGGTCGGAACAGACTACGACGCTTCATTCAGAGGCGTTGAAAACATGGACACTGAACAGCTCAATGATCTTGTCTACACATCGGCCTGGGTTGAGGTACGTGACAAAATAACTGACTTGCACTCATCAATAACAATCAAGGAAGAGGTAACATGGTAATTATTCAAGAAGCTCAAAGAAAATCTAATACGGAATACACCAGAGAGTTCAAGTATTCTAAAGATCACGACGCAGGCTATTCATTCCCATGCGATAGCAAAGGCAACCTTTTATCACTTCGCCCTGCTTCCCAGGAGAACTACAACAAGATTCAACTCGGCCAGGAAGATGTGATTGATGAAGGAGTACACATTACTACATCCTGGTGGTGGGAGTCTGCTGTCGGCAAATGCGAATGCGGACGCAAGGTTACCCTTAGCAACCCCCTGGACAACTTCTGCGCTTGTGGACTTTGTTTTAATTCATCCGGGCAACGTGTGACTCCATCCAGTGAGTGTGACGACCAGGGCAACCCATACGACTTTGACTTTTAAGATGGCTCTTGATTACGAAAAAATAGGCAGAGAATCCAGGGAACGATTCAAGGTCACTTATCACAAAGCTTGTGAGTCATGGGGATTCTTTTTTGACAAGTTCTGGGGAACTACAGATCTGGAAGAACTGGAAAAGGTTTTAGATGGTGTTTATCAGAACTTCACAGTGAGTGTGACCAGACAAATGATGACGAATGAAAAGCTGTCCTGGAGGCAGATAGAAATAATGAGTGGCATTTACGCAAGGAAGTTTGGACCAGAGGGCAGCAAATTATACGGAGCTGCTCATGATGACTTTTATCACAGGCTCCATAATTCATATAAATGATTGTGCCTACCTTTAAAGATTGATATGACATTTGAAGAATATATAGAAATGAATGAATTCACTCCAATTGGTGGTGATTATTACGTGGATGCTGGTGGTGGAGTTTACCACGAGACAAACATCGAGGACGAAATGAAAGCTGAATACCCAGAATAAAAAAGAATCTTATGAAAAAACCCAAACAATCATACGTCAAAGCAAAAGCAGGCAGGCTTCATGCCGAGGAAATACTTAAAGCCCTGGAAAGGACCAGAGAAAAACTTGAGGATAGCATGAAGGAAATAGATGACCGGATTGTAGAAGTCGTCCAAGAGAGAAAAGAGTTCGAACGCCTGGAAGAAAAATTATTAAAGGAAGTAGTTCCCCAAGCCTGGCATGGATAATAATGAATTTGAAATTGTCTCCGGCAAAAATACCCCATCCAATGATGGTGATGGCAGTAATTTTTACGTGGTTGAACCAATTAAAAAAACTAAAGAAAAAATGGAAATTAAAGTACTCAAAACTAAAGAAGAACAGCCTTCGCTCCAGGAAGCCCAGGAATATGTGGGTGGACTAGTGCAATTGCTACCAATAGAGAATGACGCACAAATGCTAGTCAATGAAGAGGGGCTAATGCATGAGTTTGAAGTTAATTACCCGGCATCTTTCGCAGCAGGCCAGGTAATACTTGGGCCAGCTATGATCCTGGAAGGCGAAGCAAAGTGGGATTAAAACATTAGTATTTCATGTTGGTTGCCTCCTCCTGGGAAACTGGGAGGGGGCTTTTTTATGCTTATTTCCTAACGCAATCTAAGAGGCGCAATCTTAATATGCCCTTTTGCACCCCTTGAAAAGGGCAGGTTAACTCTTTTTGTTAAGTTTTGTTGACCTTTTTGTGTCCATGTACGAAACTAGACACAGTTGCCTAGGGGTATAATTATGGCGATTCGATCTATATATAAAAAGAAGACCAATCCTATGAATGGAATGGGGCCTCTTCCTAGAGGAATGCAATCGATGAATCCCATGACACCGAGGCCCGGCAAACGACCATTGATAAGATCACCTCAACCTCATACTACCTATAAACTTGCAGTTCCAGGTAGGAAGTTGAAACAAAGGGGAAAAGCGATAATTGATACCGACCCGTACAGAACATCATTAAAGGCCCTACAAAGAGGGACCAATCTCCCGATACAATTGGTCGGAGGCGAGGTACGAGGACATGGTGCATCAAGCGCAAGCAGAGCCAGGCAAAAACAAGCTGATCAGCAGGAGATGATAAACAAGGCATTACGCAATGCCAACAAAGCTCCCAGGCAAATAAGACCAGCTGGTGTTGCCGACCAGGAACCCCTCATGAATCAAGCTCAGGTCAATAATGCCGATCTTGCACAAATTGAAAAATTGAATGAGGGATTGGGTTTAGCTGGACTAGTAGGCAACAAAGGTGATATGGGTCCACCTGGAGGAGGAGCAAGCTCAGGAAGTGGGTCTAGTGGAATGACTGAAGAAGAAGAGATTGCAAAAATTAGAAAGCTCAACAAAGAGGTTGGAGCTGACCCAAAGTTTCAAAGAGGCAACAGAAAAAGACCAACTGCAACAACACCTGTCAGGAGAAAATCAGCAAGCCCCAGGGTGTATATGCCTGTCCTGGATTACCGGAGAAAGCGATACCCCTTTTAACAATTTAACAAAACAAACAAATGTATAATTTTACAAGAACAATTGATGGTGATCCCATTACAGCACACGAAGGAGTAACTCAGATTCAATCATTACCTGACTTCACTAAAGAGAGTAAGTACGTAAGGATCACGTTACAAGCCAACACACAACACTCAATAGTGTTGCCTGAAAATTCAGTCGGCTTTGAAATAGACACAGATGTTGATGACATTTTAATGACTATTGACGATGCAGGCGCATCAGGAATTGCAAGTAAACTCACAGCACAATCAATTACTGAAAGTAACTTTTCTCCCGGTATGTTAGCTCCTGTAGATCGCAAGAGTTTTACAGTAGGAAGTAACAAAATTCTTTATATGCGTTCGGCTACAGGCGGTGACGTAAACATTTACACGTTTTAATGTTTAGAGGCACGAGGATAGATTCTTCTCGCTCTGGAGACAAACGAGCGTCTGGTAGAGACGAGGGACGGTTACCTAATGTTCTTCGCAGGGATTACAATTTTCTGTCAGGAAAACTGCATCCTGACATTACTTTTACGAGAGCGAGTAACGCAACTCAACGAAATAAGGATGGAAAGATCTGTTATGCTCCCAACAACTTATTTTCCTATTCTGAGGCTTTTAATCTTTCCGATTGGGTTAAGTATAATGCTACTGCTACTGCTTCAACCATAACCGACCCCTTTGGTGGAACTGGAGCTTTTAAAATGGCTGAAGCTTCAACAACAGCAACCAACTCAAAGAAAATGTTGGACGCTTTGGATGTTACATCTAGCCCAAGCGGATCGATCCTTCTTTATAGTGTTTATGCTAAAAAAGGAGAACTTGATATATTACAATTAATAATAGCAGATGGGGCTACGTATGTGGGAGGAGTCAATCACGCAAACTTTGATTTAACAAACGGAACGGTGACGGCAACAGGTGGAACTATCGTTGCAAAAATAGAAAACATTTCTGATGGTTGGTTTAGGTGTTCAATAAGTGTCACCATAGACGCAGCAGGAGTACCCCATCCCAGAATAGGAATACAAAGTAGCCCTACTGCTGCTAGGGATGGGACGTATGCAGGAAACGGCACTGATGGTCTTTACATATTCGGGGCAATGACCGAACAGACTTACGATAAAAATGCTTCACCTTCTGCTTACTTAAAATCATCAGGTGGTGCAAAGTATGGTGCGAGGCTAGATTTTGATCATGCTGCAAGTCAGTCAACTGACGTTACAGAATCAAACGCTCTTGGCTTCCTTGTGGAAAAAGCCCGAACCAATTTACAGTCAAACTCAAATCTCTGGGCAACAGCTTCCCATGGCGTAAACAATTTCAATACGATAACAAACAACTCTGCAATTTCACCCACAGGTCAAACGGACGCATGGACTGGAGTATGTCATGATACAGGTGGAGCCGCACGACACGAATTTTATACACGATTCAACAAAGCAAACGCCACTCAATACACCCACAGCCTTTACATAAAACCATTCGGAACTGTTACTCATTTAAAGGGATCTGATAACGGAAGTACATCAAGGGCTGCTTGTTTTGATTTGGTTAATTGTCAGATTGTTTCTAATAGCCTCAACAACCAAGGAGCCACTATTGAAAATGTTGGAAATGGTTGGAGAAGAGTTAGTTTCACTTTTACAAGCGTATCAGCTGTTACTGATAGCTACGTCTATTGGGCTGTCGGAGATGCAGGAAGCTTAGTTGCGGGAAGCTCACTCTTTGCAAACTACAATCCTGGAAATGGCCAAGGAGTTTTTGTCTGGGGGGTTCAGCAAGAGGCAGGTTCCTTCCCAACATCGCTCATACCAACCGACGGATCAAGTGCCACAAGAGCTGCCGATGTAGCTAAAGTAGATGGTCTTGCGTTCAGTAGATTTTATAAACAAGGAACTGGAGGTGCTTGGCTTGTTGACTCAACAGAATTAGCTGAAGATAGAACCACTCAATCAAGTCCATTCCTAGTATACGAAAGCGAAAACTCTAGGTTGAGGGTAGGCCCAAAAGTTGGTGGAGGAGCTACCAATGCAATTGCGGTCTATTACCAAGATGGTGGTGATATGATTTACAGCGCAGGGGCGTTAGGAACTGTTACCAAGGGTGTCAAGTCTAAGCTAGGTATTACCTTTCAAACAAACGACGGAGCCTTTACTCGTGATGGGAACACACCGAATACCGACACAAGTATTGCAAATATTTATTCGCCAACTGAATTAAGACTTGGGGACAACGGAGCAGGTACTACAGTCTTTTGTGGTCACATAGCTAGAGTTCGTTACTTTAATAAAAGAATTTCAAACAACAAACTAAAGAAAGAAACAGATACACCTTTCTTATTGAACAAATATCCTAGAGCAAAAGCAGCACACTCTCTTAGAGCCTTGATGGACGATTCAGCTAACAGTCCATGTGCCAGAATCAGAAGATCAAGTGATAATGCAGAAGCTGATTTTACTCCTTCTGAAATAACTGATGGAACGCTTACAACTTGGACAGGAAATAATAATGGCTTCATAAATAGTCTATACGACCAGACAGGAAATTCTTGTCACGCAACACAAGATACTGCTGCTAATCAGCCTCAGATCGTTTCTTCTGGCGCCTTAATAAAGTCAGGTAATCATCCTGCTTGGGAACATCAAAATGTAAACCCTCAACAATTCTTAAAATTCCAAGGACTCGCTAACCAATCACCACTGGATTCATTCTATGTGGTTGAAGCTAATGACTCCACTTATACTTACCCATCAGGACAATCAGGAGGCTATTACGGCTTCATTGTCACAGATGGAGCCTCAAGTGATACAAATAAATTTAACAGTTATGGTTCGCCAACTCTTGAAGTGAATGGCTCTGAAGTATCTCAAGCTAATCGTGATGAGATACATGATTCATTGAATGGTAGAAAACTTGTTTACCATCGAAATGGCGCTACGGCTTCGTGGACAGAGGTTAAGATTGGACAGTATTCTACAAACACAGACAGTACGTTCTCTTTAAGCGGTCATAAGTTCAGTGAAATAATCTGGTACAACTCCGATCAACACAGCAACCAGTCAGGCATCGAAAGCAACATAAACACTCATTATAACATTTATTAAAAGACATGGCATATCTAATATTTGAATCAAAAGAAGAGGCACAAGCTCGAAGCGAACAGGCAGCACAACAAAAGAACACTTCCTATTGGTCTACAGGATCAGGAACCAGATTTTGGTGGGGATGGTCTATTGAAGGCTCCGAAGAAGATCCTAGAGCATTCATTGAGATACAAAAGAACACTTGGACAGACGAGGTAACTGAAGAAGAGAATACAAGCATTCCTGACGAAGCTCTACTTACTGAAGAAGAGATAGCGTCCCTTTCGGATACATTGCCTGATGACTGGGTGTTTCCACCGGACCCTACTATAGAGATTGAAGACACTGATGATGAAGAAGAAGACCCACCGCTTGACGACTAAATGAGAGACATACTTTTAAAGTTTGATTCCAAAGAACAGTCTGTCACCTTCGCCGAAGAGAACGGATTCACTTCCATTGTTGAAGCTGAAGGCGAGGAAAAGATTAACATCATTGAGCAGGGAGAGGATTACGCATTCACAATCATTGGTGATCACTGGATTGATACAGGTGAAACTGAGACATTCAAAGACGATGATGGTACTGAACATGAAAGTAAGATCATGGTAAGTGATGAGGCTTGGTGGGTACTATTCAGAGACATGGGAGATAGAGATATGACTCCTGCTGAGGACTTTATCGTGTGGCACAGCGATATGCGTGAAAAGGTCCGTGCCAGAGATGAAGATGGCACTTTTGAATCCGATGACCCAGAAACACCAGAGGATGAGGCTTGGATTGAACAAGCTGTCCCCCGCCCTGCTGATGCGCCTGATCGAGTGTTTTGCTAGTGGCATGACACAACCTTTTATGGTAGACTCGTATAGATATGGCTAGACCTAGAAAAAACCCATTTGGAGAAAGAAAAGACACTGGCATAGGTTATGACGGAACTAGGACTAATAACCCATATGCCAGGCCAACTAAAAGTAGTAAAAGGCGCAATCAATGGGATTTAGCCGACCAGGCTAATATTGTATTTGAGCAAAAGCAGGAAGCCAAACGTAGGGCAGAAGAAGCGAGGAAAAGAGCAGCTGATGCACGTAAGGCCAGCGAGGAGAGAGCCAGGAAGAGAAAACAAGAAGAACAATGGATTTTCAACAATCCTGAGCAACGAGATAAGGTTGCTGACTTCCATTGGGATAAGAATGGCATGAATGTCATGTACAAGGACCGGGAGTCATTAGGTTTTATTGAAAATAGACAAGGTCAAGTTAACGAAAAGATTAGAGACAAAAATGGTAAGATAACTTACCAGGATCCCCTTAAAGATAAGAATTACAAAACCGACAAGCGCACCGGAGAAGACTTTGTTATGGCAAGAGTGCCAGGACAAAAGCAGTTACAAAAGACAACACTGCGTACTAATCTAAGACTTAGAAACAAGTATCTCCAGGAAAAATCAATAGCAGAATTAAATGCCCAGAAAGAACTTCGTGAGCAGCAGTCTAGAGAATTAGATCAAGACAAAAAAGAAGTTGTCCAGAAGTTAAGCAGGGCGCAGAAACTTCTCCAGGAGGAAGAAAGACGTCTTAAGGAAAGTAGCAGAGGAAATACAAAGGGAATTGATGTTAAGGGTAAGGAAGATGAGGTTAATAGACTTGACCAGGAGTTTAGAAAAATTCAGGACCAAGAAAACAAAGAATCTCGATCATTCCTGGAATTGCAGAAAAAAATTACCAGGATGCAGACGAACCTGGATCTGCACGAGTTTGGACTTAAATTTACTGAACAAGCTGCGAATACAGATACGACACAGCCTGCCAAGACAGCTACTGAAGACCAGCAAAATAAACGAGGAATCAATGGCTCCTGGTATGATGCAGACGACTACGAAGGTTTATATTCATCTGGGGACAGCGTATTTCCTACACAACACCCAACTGTAGCTAACGATGATGGAACCTTTAGTAACGTAAAGACCATCACTACTGAGATAGATGGTAAACACTATGTTATTCCGTCTATGGTTGCAGGCCAACAAGTTGACGAAGATGTAGCAGTGCAGACAGCCATTGAAAATGGTTTAGAAAACTACCCATCATTTGATGATTCTAATGAAGCTTTGGATATGTCCAGATTCCTTCATGACAAAGTGGATGAGTCAGGTAATTACGTTGGACCAGACAAAATTAGGACTAAAGCAGCAACTCTTAATGCTACTCCCAAACAGGATGCTACTGATGAGGATAACGAAATACAGGCGATAGGTAATGCTGTAGAAAATAACACATCAGCACTAAAGAGTGAGCAGGCAATAGCTGAGTACAATGTCAGCAAAGATCCATCTGAAGCAAACGTCCAAAAGGTTCAGAAGGTAAAAGAGAAGATTGAGCAGAGAAAGCCTGTAGCGACGTTAGACACAATTTCTAAGCTTGGACCTAAAGGTCAGCCTGCCGGAGCCTCCTTGGCACAAATGTTAGCCAACAATGCTGACATGATGGATGTAATGAAACAGGCAGAGATTTTACTTAAGGGTAAAGATCCTGGTTGGGTATTACACAAACAAAATCAAGAAGCTTTACAGTTAAAAACTGAAGAGGTTTACAAAGAACTACAAGCTGATTTGGGATATAAGTATTACGGGTTCAGCCACGAGAAAATTGAGCCAGTCTTGGCATTGTTATCACCAAAGACTGCACCAATTGTTTTTGGTTACGAAGAAGGGCAAGAAAAGCCAACTGATTATCCAGAATTCATGGATGCTAAGATTGAGCAAAATGCCTTCAAAGCACTGAATGATTACGCATCCTTTCACGGCATGGAGGATTTTGTTGAAAAAGGAGCAGTCCAAAAGAAAGCCCTTAACGATAGGGAAAAAGCATCTTTAGCCATATATCTCAGTAAAACGCTTAAGCGAGATATTGAAAAACCTGAAGGGTTTGAAGGACCGATGAAAGACACTGCCAAGGCAGCAAGATGGTTCGATGACAATGTTGACTTAGATGCATACGCAAATGCCAGGAACAAGATCAATAATTTAAATCAGACATGGAGTGACATAGTTGGCATAGGATCACAATTTACACACATTCCTATAGATTATAAGACCAAGCTTGGATTCCAGGTAAGAAAGAAGCCAGGGACAACTAACACTTATGAGTACAAGTTAGATCCAGGTTTATCCAAAAACCCTGAGAAGATTTACGAACAAGAGACTGATACATTTCTGACTGATGATGGAGGGATTGATGAAAGACACTTTAACTTCGTTATCAATAAGGTTGATGCCTACAGCGATGTGGGTCCACTCAAAGACAGTTGGTTTAGGTTTAGTAAGAGCTTTACCAAAGGAATTTCAGCAGCAGCCCTTTTTCCTTTCCAAACAGCAGCCACTGTATGGGGAAGTGATAATGCAGAAGAGTTCGTCAGGGAAAAGAGAGATGCCTGGTTCAAGTTATTAGATGACGCTGCTCCAACGAGTGTCGCTACAGATTTAAAATCCCAATACAATACTTGGTTAAGAGTAGGAGTAGGAGCTGTTGATGCAGCAGGCCAACTTTTGACATTCCACGTAGGAGCATTAGCTGCCGGAAGATACATCACTGGTGGTGCTTTAGTCCCCACAGGTGCTGCTGCGATAGTACCAGGTACTAAGGTTATCAGTAAGATACCAATGCCGAAGGCTGCCGGAACCGCTGTTGGAAAAATACCAGGCGTTAAATGGTTAAACAGTAAACCTATTTTACGAACTGAGATAGGAGCGAGAACTGGTTATGCTATTGGAGGTTATTACAGCAACTATGCCATGCAAATGGATGCCATGTTGTCTGAGGCCATTGAGAATGGCATGGACCCGGAAACAGCGTTTAAAGAGCTATGGTTGCCAGGAATGGCAATTTCAGGAGTTGATACGGCTTCTGATTTATTCTTATTGCGTGGTGGTGAAGTCTTAAAAAGCATCATACCAAAAGCAGCTTATGATAAGTTACTCAGTACTTCTGCGGGAAGAGTTAGTGGTGCATTAAGTAACTACGTTGCCAAGATGCAAACTGAAGGAATGACTGAGGCTGGTCAAACCATGTTGGAAAACCTGATTGCAAAAGGTGACATTGATGATTTTTTTGGTGTAGGCTATGATCCTGATAGGGACTTAGATGAAGGCGTATCAGATGCTTACTGGATAGGTTCGATTGTTGCTGGAGGTGTCGGTGGTAAAGCCTTAGTGGGAGAGTCAATAAGTGCTAGGTCACAAGCTAGAGAATACCTGGAGAATAAGCGTGGACTTGAAAAAGTTAACAAGGCAGCTAACGGAGGACAAGCAGCTAAGAATAACCTTAACGATGAGACAGGTCAGGAAAATACAAACTCTGACTTGCATGACCAGACAAAGACTTACAACACAAATACTAATAGCAGTTTACATGGAATTCTTAAGTTAGATCCGAATGGTATTGGTGGCATTATAGCTAATACAGGGACCAACAGAACTACTCAGGATGATATTATCCATGGCATTATCCAGGGAGGTGATCCAGTCTATGGTGCTATAGGTATTGGTAATGCCTTTCCAGATTTACAAATACTTAGCAACAAAGAGATTAGCGAAATACGTGATCTTGTTAACCAAGACACGCAGGCTACACCAGAGCAAATGGACCAGGCTATTGCAGCCTTGGAAGGTGCAGTATTTATTGCTAGGGAAGTCGAGAGTATCCTGGATACAGGACAAGCGACCCAGGACATATTTGTTGAGCCACTTATCGATCTAGGAATTGTCATCCGGGACCAGGATGGAAAGCTTAAGGTCAATACAGTAGCAGGCCGATTACTACCCCCTGCTCTTAGATCCAGGTTGGAACAAGAAGCTTCTCCTGAAGGCGATGGTAATGTTGAAACACCTACACAGGGGTCAACACAATCAGGTCAAAAAGTAGATGATCTTATTAACCAGGGTAAAGAAACTTTCGATCAAACTGCTGAGTCAATTGCAAATCAGGACAACCTTAATTTCTACGAAATTGCTATCGGTGGAATGGTCGTACCTTACAAAGCTGAAAGCATGGAGGCTGCCCAGGAGTATGCTGAGAAGCTAGCACGAATCAGAGGAACGGACGAAGTTCCAGTTACTACTGAGGTAAATCCTTCAGAAGACTTACCTGAGCTTAAGCCTGGCAAAAAGGTAGAGCCTGAGCAAAGCCCATTAATAAAAACTAAGGGCAATATTGAGCTTACTGAGGCTGAGTATAGGGCTGAGGTAGAAAAAACTGCGTCGCAGAAAACGGTAGAGCAATTGGAGCTACAAAAAGAAATAGCCGAGAATGAAATTAAAGTAGGGAATGAGGAAGTAGCAAGAAGAGCAAAAATAGAACTTGAGCTTACTAACGCTGAGTTAGCAAAACGTCAATCTCAAGAGGCACAGGATGTAGATTTAACTGAACAATCAGAAACGCCAACCACACAAGAAAATGTACAAGACAACCCAGATTCCGAAACAGTCGAAGATCAAGACTTACGCAAGCGAGAGGAAGAAAAAGAAGAAGAATCCGTTCAAGAAGAAGATGCGCCCAGTGAAGAGCGGGTACTGACCTCACCGTTAAAGCTTCCAGTTAAGGAACAACAACAAAAAGTAGATTCCTTCAATGAGGGTTCTGGTAAAGCAAATGTCGAAGTTGCTGACCTGAACGACCCTGAAGTAGCTGAGAAAGTTGACTCAGACTTCCTGGTAGCATTTGAGGAGGCTACAGGAGCGGAAGTAATCGTGGTTCAATACCAGGACGATGTTGCTAATATACCAAGTGATCAGAGATTTGGGGGTGTAGTCCCAGGAAGAGAGAAAAACACGATTATCGTTAATGCTGATGCCAGCCTGGACAAGATTGTGTACGCAGGCCACGAGCTTGCACACACCATCAAGAAGACTGACAAAAAGCTATATGATAAGCTAAAGAAAGTTCTTAAGGACAACCTCAAAGCCTACCCACTTATTATGCAGTCAGTGTATAAACGTGGCTATGCTGATATGGGTAAGGAACAAGGACTCTCAGATGTAGAAATTTGGGAAAACTTGGAAGAGGAAGCAGTAGCTAATATCATGGGTGATTTATTCCAGGACAAAAAGTTCTGGGATATGGTCAACGGCAAAGATAGATCACTTGGTGGTAAGCTAATTGATGCCTTCTTTAGGTTCCTAGATTCCCTGGGAGAAAAGATTAGTGGATCGACTAAGAAAAACTTTAACACTCGGTCTGCATTAGACAACATCGATGGCATCAGAAAAGGATTTGCTGAGGTAATTAGGGAGTCAAAGAACGCTAAAAGATTCAAGAAGTCACAGGGATACGCTGAAGCCTTTAATGAGGCAGATACGACCACACAAGCTCAACCAGAGCCTGCACCACAGCAAGAGACAGCGACGCAAATGAATCTATTTGCAGTGGATCCTAGAACAGAAGCTGAGTATCTAAGGTTAGCTAAGAAGCCAAAGAAGAACGAGAAGGCTCTACAAAAGTTAGTAGATAAGACAGCTAAGAAGGCAGGATATGAAATTCAAGCGTGGCATGGGGGTCACATGAATCCAAAAACATTTTCAGAGTTCAATCCAGATTTAATTGATTCAACCAATGATTTAGGAGCAGGATTTTATTTTTCTAGTTCAAAACAAGACGCTGAAGCGTATGACTACAATCTTGAATATGACAGTGATGGGAATCAGTTGAGTGTTGATGATTTAATGGCAGGAAAAGAAGGTAGTCCGACTGTTATACCAACTTTTCTTAAATTTAACAATCCTTATACTATTGGTAAAACTGCAAAACTTAAAAACAACAAACAAGTTGTTATAAAAGAAGAAGGACAAGAGTTTAGAGAAGCTGTCGAAAGAGCAGGATATGATGGAATTATAGATCGTCGTGTTGATACACGCTTTGCGGATGAAAATTACTTTCCACCAAAAGGAACTATTCACTATGTTGCATTTTATCCACAACAAATTAAGTCAGCAAAACCTGTAACAAGAGACGATCAAGGCAAAGTTATACCTTTATCTCAAAGATTTGGAGAATCATCTGACATAAGATTTGCCCTCGATCCTGACCAGGATGCCAGAGACGTAGCTGATGAAGAAGCTACACAACGACAGTTAGCTGAAGAACAAAGAAGAGAGGTAGAGGCAGAGGCTGGAATTAGAAGACCGATCAGGCTTGGAGAGTTTGGTAACGTCAGACAAAGGATTGGTGAATACGGAACGCAGGAGCCTGGACCTGGCAGCTTTGCCCTGGACCCGGAAGATAGCGAGTTCTACTCACCATTATACAAAGTCTTCCAGGACAAGTTCCCTGGTAAAGCATCAGAGGACCAAGCACGAGCTTTTTTCAAGCCAGGTAAAACACCAGGAGTGACGAAGGCAGAAGCTGATTACATGGGGATCAATGATTACCTAGACGACTACTTCGGCAATGGTAACAAGACCATAACGAAAGCAGAGCTTGATGAGTTTATAGAAAGCAGGCAATTCAAAATTGAAGTCAAAGAACACTTAAACCAATTTTCTGATTGGACGCAAAAGGGTGGCACTAACTACCGGGTACTTTTATTTAAGAGGAAAAAGAAAAAAGGAGAAGAGGCTATATTTAAAGGAAGTCATTTTGATGACGATACTCTTTTTCATGTCAGACTTAAAGATCGTGAAGGCCCAAATGGAGAAAGAATTTTATTTATTGAAGAGGTTCAAAGTGACTGGGCTGCTAAATATAACAGCGATGATAATTATAGACCAGATGGTAATGGTCTTCAGGAGGCACAACAGAGGGTAGCTAACTTTTTTAATGACATCGTAGATTACTTCAATAGTGACAATAAAAAGAACACTAAGAAACATATTGGTGAGATAAAAAAATATATAAATACTCTCAACAGTTTTAGAGATAAAATTATTACACTCAGACAAGAAACATCACAAAAAATCAGAGATAACAAGGATAAGATTATTGAGGAATATGCAAAGAACTTTAACGAATTTCCGGCAGCTTATCAATTCGAGGCAACTCCTGATGCTTTCCCTGATAAGGTAATAAGTAAACTCGATGAATATTTTGATGAGGTTAATGAACTGTATAATAACGCCACTGCTTTTGTTGATTTAACGCAGTCTTATTTGCAGAACAATCTTGATACAAAGGATGATAGTACAGATTCTGTATCAGCTTTAGCTTATCAGATAACTGGTGCTAACTATTTACCTAAATTTAATCAACAGTTAGGGTCTGCTGAAATTTCATTCACCAATAGCTTCAACTTATTGGGTGATGCGAACTCGCTGGAAGATGTAAAGTTTGTAGAAGATTTAAGCGAAAAACTATTTGAGGAATTTACTGTACCTGATCTGCCACAATTCATGGATGTAGAAGCAGCGGTAAATTGGCGCACTGGTTTACCTGATCTAGGCATAGCCAATGATTTTCTTGGTTATCAAAACGCTGTAAATAATTTAGAACTTGCAGAAGCTGAGGCACGAACTAATACAAAAGACATTGTCCCATATATGCCATGGGTAAAGACTTATATTGAGCCTGCGCTGAAGCACGTTATAAGACTTGGAATTAAAAATAATTATGATCAGATTGCCTGGGCGCAAGGATTCCAGCAGATACAGTTATACGAAAATACGTTCAGACAAAACGTCAAATCAATTTTTTGGGAGCTTAATGTAGAGAATACTAATTGGGATCAAGGAACAGCCTTTGCACCTGAAGGTTTTCCAAGACCACAAGACATACGTAATTTTGATGTTCTGATACAGTTCGAGCCTAAGAAAGACCCCGACAACTTGGAAGAGTATGGATTAGTTCCATTGCGTGGTAAAGGGGGTGATAAAGATACAACTCTTGATGAAGTGATTGGTAAGCAGATGGCTAACCAAATTAGATCACAGGTTGACCAGGGCATAGAAGATCAACTCAATCCAGAAGAATTTAATGGAACACTTGAAGAGGATGACATGAGCATTGGCGGTCATTTTCATAAAATGGTCTATGACTCAATGATTCCTACATTTCTCAAGAAATACCTAAAAAGGTTCAATGCGACTGTTGAGCGTAAGCCTACCATCATGGGAACCCTAGCGGTCATGGAGCCGGATATGGCCTCTAAAACACAAGCTGAGTTAGATAAATATCTAAAGAACAAAACCAAAATTCATGACAAGCTCAATGAAAGTATATATGAGGTAACCAAAAAGGCTGGCATACTTGAAAATAAGATAAGAGAGGGAAAACAATACCCGGTCCAGGAATTTTTCAACATTGGAAATTTGATGGCAGACATCGTGGATATGTATAGGAAAAACATTCCTAGTTATGTGAGACACTACCTCGGTGCAGACAAATCTGATCGGTGGAACTTGAGGGATATGTACGCTAATCTCGATGATGCATTCACAAATGTTGTCGCTGAAGATACATCTGTTTCTATTCAGGACTACATTCTTAATGTTAATTATCCTTTAAGTGAGTTTTTTAACATTTCTCCAAACAAAAAAACAGATCACATAAATGAATTATTGGAATTCAAAAAGCCAGGTGATCAAGTTGCAGGCGAAAGCCGAGATACTTTTTTTGGAAAGTTTGATCAATTATACACAAAGCAAGATGAACCAAGGGATTTTTCATTTTATGCTTTACCATATGACATTCAGATGGAATCTCAAGATAGGCAATCTCAAGATAGATATGGTGGTTCAGATGGCAGAAAAAAAGTTAAGGAATTGATTGCTGAAAAGGGGCCTGAAATTCTTCGTGATATTATAGATCATGTTGAAAGAATAAACTTTGGAAAACAGGGTCTAACAGATGCAACTAGTGCAGTGAGCCAAGTTGTTACTAAATTACTGGAAGAACAAAAGGATGGAGTAGTGTATCCACAAGCACCTACCATAACGCTTTCCCCTCAATTAAGGGAAGATGCATCATTGCAAGGTCCAGCTCCGATGTTTGCCCTGGATCCCGCTGAACAAAGACAACAGCTACAAAGTTTAGCTGGTCAACTCAACAGGGGTGAAATTTCAGCTTCTCAGTTTAGGAAAAAGCGTGATAACATCATGCCTATAGTTGCTGTAGGCGCACCGGATAAATTACCAAAAGCAGGAGAGCTAGAGGACGCATTACTTAATACTGAAACACCAGCTGGTAAAACACTTTGGGAAACAGCTGGAAAGCCAGAACGATTACAGGACTTAATTAATAGTGAAGAGAATTTAAGTGAAGGAGATTTAGTCCAGGGGCGTTTAGATATTAGTTTAGCTAAAGCAGCTAGAGCTAATAATATTCCTCTCACGATTGCCACCATTCATAAAGGATCACGTAATGCAATCAATCCAAAGGTAACGTCATATCAGCCATATCTGTACGTTACTGACCCAACATTCATAACACAAAGTTCCAAAGTATCGTCAATCGATATAGCTAAAGGAGCTAAGAAGGATGTGGCATTCGGAATGGTAGGCAAATATGCCAAACTCGATAGGTTACCAAGCAACTTGAATACCTGGACAGAGGTTGCCTTCAATCCTATGCAGAGTAGCGAGTTTCTGGATGTTACCACTAAGCGACCTGTTGTTGGTGGTAAATCAGGCTTACAGGTAGGCAATAGAATATACGTGGAGGATGCTCAGATTATGTCTGAGAAAGACTTCATGGCTATGTCCTATGATGACAATAATCAATTTACTGGCAAGTTTGCTCTTGATCCTGAGCAGGATGAAGCAACACCATTTTACTCTAATGTTATTAAGGCAATTGTAGATAAGTTTCCTAAGAAGGCATCATTGGACCAGGCGTTAGCATTTTTCAAACCTGGCAAAACACCAGGCGTTAAAAGAGCAGAGGTCGAATACATGGATCTGCCTGCACAAATTCAGAAACTTGCTGATGAGGGTAAGCCAATAACCAAAGAGGCTTTAGTAGATATAGCTGAAAAGAACCAATTTAAGATCGAGCTGGTAGAAAAAAAGAGCGGACAGCGATGGGGTAATTACACTCAAGACGGAGGTAAGAACTACAAGGTATTACTTTTCAAAAGAGTACCGAATAGCAAGGGAGATAACAACTACTATAAGCATGACTTTGTAGGCGGTCACTTTGATCCAGACACGGCATTCCATGTCCGCATAAAAGATCGTAAAGGACCAAATGGTGAGAAGATTCTTTTTATTGAAGAAATACAAAGTGATTGGTCAGGAGCTTACAAGTCTGAAGAAGACATTGATAATTCTTATGAGATTGGGCAACTGGAACAAGAAATTGAGAACGATCTGAAATTTTTTCAGAGTATATTTTTAGATAATAAAGACTCAATTGTAGAGCAGTTCACAACATTTAAGAAGCAGCTTAAGAGAATAGAAAAACAATTTAAGGTTGAGCGAAACAACCTCATGAACCAGCTGAAAAAAGCTGCTCCACAAATTGAAGCTGATTACGAAGCCTACGTCAAAAATTTTAAGGATCTTGGTATGCCCCTAAGTTTTCTTAATGATACTGGGGCTTATAGCGAACCTGTTCCATACAGAGCATTAGTAGAAAATAATGTACGTAGCGTATTTAATGTTTCCTTAGATATATTAGAGAGATTTGGGAATACGACAGTAGATGGGGTTTTAGCTCTGATTGACGGGATCAAGCCAGGCGAGATAACTGAAGAGATGAAGAGTGACATACGCTCACTGATGAGGGTAGCAGATGTTCATCGTGAAAAAGGCCCATTAAGGAGTCAGTTTTTTGGATTAGCCGATGAGTTTACGTTTGGCAATACAGACTTCGGACTCAAAGAAACACGACAACCTCCTCCAGGCAAAACAGGAACCAAGGCATGGAGAAGCAATAAGACTACAGAAGAAATATTTAACTATTTGTCCACATCGGCTTGGCTAGATAAAATCTACCAGAAGGCACAGATGACACGGACAACTCTTAAGGAAAGAGACGTTTATATCACTCGTAATAACCAGCCAGCCTTTTTAGATAAAGACGGTGATGATGGTACATATGGAGGCTTATCATCATACAGTTATGAACAAATCTATGAATTCAAACAGAAAGAACAAAAGATTGATTTATTAAGGGCAGAAGAACAAGGGTCTAGAGACAAACAGGTTGGGCATATGCCATATGTTGATGCCTATCATCAGCCTGCATTAAGGCACTTAGTTCGTTATGCAGTTTTAAATAATTATGACCAGATTGCCTGGACCACAGGTGATCAGCAGATAGATCTTTATGAGGAACAGTTTAGACAACACGTTAAATTTTTTACGTGGGAAAAAACTACTGACAAAAAATATGGAGCATCAGCTGATGTCATCAAGCTACAAGCAACAAACCATGAAAATGAAACGATTGATATTGGTGATATTCCTCTTCTTGGTAAGGCTAAACATCATCAGCGATCTGACTTTAGAAATTCAGGATTAGAAAAGTTTGTAGGTAAAAAATTAGCAAATCAAATTAGAGAAGAGTACAAGCAGCAAGAACAGCAGAAAAAACTAAATGTAAAGGGAACGATACAAGATGATGATTTAAGCATTGGCGGTCACTTCCATAAGCTTCTCTATGACACCATGATACCTTCATATTTGAAGAAGTATCTGGAAAAGTTCGGAGCTAAACTTGAATATAAACAAACAGAATTTAAACCACCTCTATTACCTCCAAAAGGAATAGCACAAGAAATTGCCGAACAACTTGAACAATATAATCCGATAAGATACGAGGAAGATTTAGATCGTAATGTTGACAAGGTTTATTCTGTTATAACTGACTTCCAGGATCGTGCTTTGCTCCACAGTTTGGGTGAGAAACTCATGTCAGATGACGAGTTTAACACTAACATGGACAATTTGATTGCAGCCTTGAGCAATGTAATGGGGTACTTGAGGCGAAATACTCCTGAGTTTCTCACATTTATGCATGGGTTCGGTCTGCGTTCTCCTGATAATACATCAGCTCGAAGACTGAGAATGAAATATCACGGTGAAACAAGTTTATATAGGGCTGGGGGTTGGACTTCACCAATATATAAAGACCACATTCAAGGTACGTCGATAGTTGCTCAATCAGATCACAGAAAGTTTTTAGCCAGGTTTGATTTGGCAGATCTTGGCAAATTTTTATTTTATGCTAAAACATGGTTAGGTGATGATTTTTTAGAAAGCAGGGGTACTAATGGGAGGTATTACAGGGTTCGTGAGTCATTGAAAATTTTATACCTAGAGGATGGCTATAAAAAGGCGGGCAATTATACATTCGGCCAAGAGTTTCTTAGAGATGCAGACAAAGTTCCTGAAAGAAAAAAACAATATGATGATTTAAAAACAGCTGTATTAGATCCTAGATCAAAATTTTTTGACAACGCCCTTCAGAGTATTGATGACTTTGAATTTACAGAATATAAAATTGATCACTCTCGTCTTATCCAGGGAATAAAAGACAAACAGCCACTTTTTTCTGACTTACCACAATTGCCTTTATCTCCAACTGTTGTGATTACCCCAGAGATGAGGCAATCATTGAAGAACCAACCTCCAGCGTATGCTTTAGACCCCATAGAAGGCAAGAAGCTCGCAGCAGTCAAAGGTTTGGACAACTTTACCCAGGCAATGGACCGTGCGCCAGAAGAGGCAATATTGGGAGCTTATCAGCACATTCCTGCAACGGAAGAGAATGAGCAAATGCTGGACAGTTTAGGTGACCGAGTTGAGCAAATTCTACAGCCTAAAACAGAAGAGAATTCTTACGCCAGGCAAGCCCAGTCAAATGCTGCCACATTCATTGGTGGTATGATCAAAGAAGGTCAGCCTAAAGAGCTGGTTAATGATCTAATTGATGAGAGAAGACGCTTAGAAAATTACCAGGGACATGAGGATTTACGTTCTGTCATCGAGGACATATCCTATGAAGATGCTGTTCTTAACAAGCCTACCGAATCTGACAGAACCAACCGACAGAACAATTTTATTAAGCTCTACAATAAGTATAAGAGCAAGCCACAATCATCTTACTACAAGGCAGCAACAAAAGCCCTGAAGAAAGACTTTGGAAGTGAGTGGAAGGATATAGCAGAAGGTAATGACATTCGTGTTATCCCCTCCTCTTTTGCCCTCGATCCTGACCAGGAGTTAATCGGTCCAGACAAACTTAGAAAAGTATCTAATCGTTATAAGGTCAAAAAAGGGAAGACACTGCCAACAGCTATTGTAGTTACACCTACACTGACTCCTCAAGAAGCCATCGATGCCAGTGGTGATATAGATTTTAATGGTCGTTACCGTGAGCAGGAAGCTTATGAGATAAACGCAGGTGAAGTTGCTCGGTTCCCTATCATGGGTAGAAATGGCAGAAAACTTGCAGGCCAGCTCAAGAGAACGAAAGATCCTGATAAGAGAGTATTTATTGCTGATGAGATTTACGAAACGCTCATCAAGAAGATGCAGAATAACTTGCGCTATCTGTATAACAAGATGGACAAGACTCTGCGTAAGAGGGCTAAGTTATGGTATGAGGGGGCAAACCGGATTGCCAGGGAGTTTTCTAACACCTATGGATTAACCCTGGAAAAGGCTGCTGCTATTATTGCAACCTTGTCACCACAGAAAGACTGGTTCCAGAATGTTTCCTTGGCCGGGCGTGTAATCGACGTAATGACTAACCAACAGGACACGAAAGTGACCCAGGAAATGGTGGATATATTGGTAGACATAGCAGGCAGAAAAACCAAGAGAGACGGTGAGTCTAAAGCTGCTCATGCAGCTCGCCTAGTGAAAGAGAAGAGGGAGATGAGGAAAAAACTCAAAGATCTGAATTATCTTGGCAAAAAACTCAAAGACTTAAAGAATGAACACGCTTCTTGGTTCGTTAGAGCCTATGATGAAGTAAATAACTCCAGGTCATTTCCTATTATCAGTCCTGAAGGAGATAGAGTTGGCATAAAAACCAAGAGAGACGGTACTCCATCTAAAGTGGGATGGGGATCCTATGGTGAAATATCTAGTGCTGTTGGAGCATTTAGGTCAACAACTCAATCAGAGTTTAGTTCAATGCTTGGAGATAAGCATAAGGTCAGAAACTTCTATGTTAACATCGTTGATCCAACCAATCCAAAAGCGATTACTATAGACACACACGCAGTTGCAGCAGCACTATTTTTACCACTTGCTGGAGCTTCCGAAGAAGTATCACAGAACTTCGGAACCAGGAAGGGAATATCCTCAGCTGGTAAAGTATTGCATGGGCATAAAGGCACATATGCAGCCTTCCACGAAGCCTATTTGAGAACAGCTAATGAGCTTGGAATATTACCTAGAGAATTACAGTCAATTACCTGGGAACAGGTACGAACATTTTTTACTGACACAAGAAAAGGAGTCAAAGGATTCCTAGACAAAGTTAGAGGAATATGGCAAAATAATGATGGAAATGAACGTTCAAGACAACAAGTTGAAAAAGCCACGAGGGAACTCAGTGTCACTGGAACAGGTCAAACGTATGGCCTCCCAGACTGGGCCATATCAGAGCGTAGCGAAGATGGTGTTGGAACACGCAATATCAGCGGGGTACAAAAGGATCAGTCAACAAAAGTGGATCGACGTAGTGTGGCCGGACGCACCGGAACTGGACGCAGAAAACGTGGACAATCTACTACCAGAGGAACTCAGGTAAACAAGTTTGCCCTGGAAGAAGAATTCCAGGCGAAAGACAAACAGAGGGAAGAGGCAGCTCAAAAGATTTTAGATGCTCCAAAAAGAGAAAAGGAGTTAGAGAAAGAGCAAAAGAGGATTGATCGCCAGGATCGTCGTGCAGCTCGTGGGTATTTTGTTCAAGGTAAGTTTGACTACATGGATTCACGTAGTGCGACTTACGATGGTAGTGGTCGTGCAGGAGAAGAAGCTAGAGAAGCTGGATACCATTTAGACCGCAGAAGAACAGCCGTTGAGGAATACTCTAAAGAAGTCACTAAAGAGATTAAAGGCAAGATGGGTAGTTCTATCTTTGGCTTCTTAACTAAGGGTATTAAGATGCGTAAGTTTGCAGCTGATCTGCATACCTATGCTGCCAGGATTAACGCTGTAGGCGTTGACCAAAATGGTGAGTATGTATTCCAGGGCTTTGATGCCAGGATGGGATACATCGACCAGGAGAAGGCCAAGAAGATGGGTCTAACTGAAGGATCTTACATTTCGAGAGACGGAGCTACATTACGAGTTGGCCCACTCAATGAAGAAATTAACGGTCACATCTTACTGCAAAGAATTACACCTAGTGAACAGAAGAGATTCTTTAACGAGTTTTTTGATAAGTATCCAGGTCTAGCAATCTTCCTGGAGAGATGGATTAACCCAGATCTTAAGAATGATCGATACATTGCCAGCAATGGCGAGCCAACACCAATATTTAACCGTCATGCATTAAAAGAAGTCTTTGCTGAGAATGAGTTTGGTGACCCAGGTTTTGTTGAGGGATACACACCTGACATTGCCAAGCTGACTATGATTGGTGGTATGTATTACAAGATGAAGTCACTTGCCTTGAGACAAGGTAAAAAGTTTGGCAGCATCGGACCATTTAAGAGTGGAGCCAGGAAGGTCAAAACTGGTGCAGCCAGGGAACAAGGTGCTGTCATGAACATCTTCCAGGGCTTTAACCAAAGAGCATATGAAGCCCACCAGGAGAAAGTTACCAGGGAACACGCATTCAAGATCCTCTCGGCAGCTTCTAAGCCTGTACCCGCTAACGGCCAGAAGCCTAGCGACCATGTCTATATTGGTAAGAAAGAGATTAACGATTTAATTAGAGGAGTTGTTGCCAACCTGTCACAAGACTCTAGAGGAGGTAAGGAGTTTAATGAGTTATTCCGGGAAGTCCTAAAAAACCCAGAAAATGAACAGAATCTCAAGACTATTTTATTGAACCAGGACAGTGATGACTTTTCTCCCCAGGAGCGAAAGATTATTAACTTCTTATTCGGTGAGGAGAATGCAATCCAGTTCATCGGCCAGGACCGCATGATGGATAATTTCAATTACAAGATGCTGACTCAAGGGATGGCATCGGGTTACCAGCCTGGTCCAGTCATGGATGGATTCCTCAAGGCAGTTGATGCTGTTATGGGTGAGTTGGTTACAGGATTACTGAGTGGCCTCGGTACTATCTGGTTCAACTGGTTAGCTCCCCAGGTGCAACAAGGTCACTTAGCTCTTCAACATACTGCTAGAGGTTTAGCAAATGCTGCAAGCACTGACAAAGAGAACCAGGAAGCAGCCAATGAGCATTTCAGGACAGCATATCACATTACTAAAGGTTTAATGCTTCGTCGCTTTACTAACTGGAGTGGTATTGATTGGTTCCTCAAGGCTGATGAAAAGACTGGCCTCAAGAACATTACCCAGGAAGATTATGATAAAGGATTTAAGCAGCTTTGGAGTGAAGGACAAAAAGGTAAAGCAATAAAAGTTCTATCTGACCGAAAGCGTTATTATAACCAATTCTTTGATAGGGATAGATTTAACAGAAACACCCTGGCCTCAGCATTTATTGATACGAGTATTAATGACTCCTTCATGAGGGATCTACTCAATTTAAGAGTAGGATCTGCAATATTGAAAGCTGTCCGCTTCCAGGAGATTGATGTAACGGCCAAGCAGAATATGGCCTATGCTGCCTACCGTGCAGCTGCCCAAAGAAGATCCAAGATCGAGGCTAATAAAGCCAGGGATCGAGGCGAAACATTTGATCGTCGTAAGTGGGAGAATGAATGGATTAAGACAGCAGATAAGACAGACCCAGATATTCATAAAGAAGCCATGGGTGCAGCTCTGTTGTTTGGATTTGATTACTCCAACGTGCCAACCTGGTTAGCTAGCCAGGATAGAAGATCCAAGACTTTCCAAAGATCATTCCTGACCTTCGGTAACTTCATGTATAACTACGCTAAGTTACTTGTTAAGAAAAGTGGTCCGGTTACAGCTTTTAAAGCAGCCAAGAACTATGCGAAGTATCTCAAGACAGGTAAAGTGGCTAGAGATGGTATAGGAGGCTCTGAGGTGCGTAATGGTGTTGCTGACACAGCTCTATGGGCCATGGCAGCTCTTATCTGGCGAGAACTTTCAGGAGGTGACGAAGAAGAGAGTGAAATAAGCCCAGGAACCGTAGGCACAAACCTTACCATAGAAGGTGAGATGCAGCCTAACTGGTGGACCCAAACAGGCGGTAAGTTCAACCTAGATGAATTACCAGATTGGATAGGCAATTCGATACGCTCATATCTACACGCATATGGAGCTGATGAAGGTGAAGGCATGGAGTTATGGATGAGGGGTAGATCAATCCCCTATGTTAACGCCCTGGCAGCTCAAGGCTTGTTTATGAACCAGTTATTTGGTGATAAGAAAGCCGACAAATGGGCAGTAGTCCAGGAGTCCTGGGAAATGGCAAATGAGTTCATACCATTTAGTCCGGTTACTCAAGTTATTGTCCCAACGCAGTACAACAAGAGTCAGAACTTAGCACAAAGAGCTACCAACCTGATTTATGATTCAGTATCCGCAAGGGTAGTCCCCTCCCCCTGGAGAAAACTCTGGACCAGGATGGCAGACCCTGTTTACAGAAGAAGATATGAAAGCAGCAGCATTCAATACAGCCCGGAGGATCCAACCAAGAAGGGCTACAACGTCGGCACACTACAACAAATCTATAATGAAGTATTGAGAACAACTCCTTACCTATCCAGGGGATTACCTGCAAATGGTAAAGTGAAGCAATACAAGGTAAGTGCTACCAATGCCAACGGTGATCCAACAACACTAGAGGATGTATTGATGGATCCGGCAGAAGCTGACATTCAGGTGGATCTTGCTAACCTTAAAGCTATGGGTCTTGACCTGTATAAAAACAGTGGATTTACAGTCAGAGATGACGGCAGTCGATACATTAATTACGTCGATCCAAATAAAGTTCGAGTAGTACCACCAGCAGTAACTTTGCTTGGTAACCTATCGAGAATTGATCCTAGAAAACCATTTGAGAGAATGCTTGGTGAGCTTGGTTATGATGAAAAGGAAATGACTAATATCTACAACACAAGCTACGATAGATTTATTGGTGCTGATATAAGTGAAGATATACAACAGCAGCCTAAGAAGGACAGAGCATTGCAGACTTGGCAAGAGCATAAGCACAGTATCGACTACGCCACCAAGGCTGACATGGTTAACCTGTCTGACCAAAGAATGGCGAAGAGAGTCCAGGAGAATGAGCAGATTACAGGGTTACCTAAAAATGCTCCAGCTAACTTCCTGGCTAAAGTTGCACGTAATCAACCCAGGGATCAATTTGCCAGAATGGTGGATGATGAGACATTTGAAGTAATTAATCTGAATCTACCAAAGAGCCTTAAGTTAATAAAGATTAACGACGGTCCTGACACTGATCCAGACAGCTACACAATTATCAATATCCGTGATTCTAAAGTATCAAAGAAAGCCAAGGAAAGAATATTCCAAAGTGCAGCTGATGACGCAGAAACAATTGAAAGAAAGCAAAGATTTAGGTTACCAGAGAAGATACAGAGAGGTCTTAAATTAGCTCCTTCTGACTCTCGATAATGCCTTCCATCTGCATCTTGTAGTACTTCTCAAAAGGATACTTGCTGGAATACTCAGAGTTTTCCCAACGTCTGTAAATAACATTACGCAATCGCTTTGATAGAGAGCCACCAGGGTGCTTATTTGCGCCTTCGTCAGAAGACATGGTTGCTTGTGGGTCCACGTTGTTCGGGGCTATTATAACCCGTGCAGTTGCTCCCTGTAGATCAACCAGGTCATGATACAATTCCCTGCTACACTCACGTTCTGTAGCTAACCTAATTGTTGCTGTAAAATCCTTGCGCCTGTTAATTCCATCAACAGTACATATAATATCGCAAGCCTTAACAGGCTGATCTTCTACCACTGTATCTTCTTCCATCCTTCAATATCGTGAATCTCACAAAGATCCATTATAGCATCCTTCTTAGTTTTTCCATAGCCACAAGGGTCGATTGAGTGCTTTGCCATGAATTTAACAATGTCCCTAGAACCATACCAGGCAATCCATTCTCCCTCGTCATTGGAAGCATGGATTTTGTTATTATTTATGAACGCCCTTGATGGGGTTTTTCCGTCGTGTGTCTTGGGGCTGAATTTTCCCATTGGTTACTCCAATCTAGTATTCTCTTAAATTTGTATTCGTTACTTTCTCCAAAGTGTATCTCAGTGAGAGTACCGAAAAGTTTTGGATCGTGCTTAACAATGTCTTCTGCTATTTGCTCAAGTGTTGTCTGCATATTTTTAAGTAGTCAGTAAAGTGTTCAACTCAGGATGTGTCTAACAAACCTGCTCCGTAGTTCTCCTACGATTGCTATTCTTTACCGACTATTTTCCTTAGTGATTAAAAGGGAATCTCATCCGCATTTTCGACCATCTTATTCGAGTATGTAACTTCTTTTGCCATTGGTCTTTCAGATTGAGAAGCCTGCGATCCTTGAAAGTTTTGTTGCTGTTCACCATCTCTATCCTGCTGTTGCGCTCCTGAAAAATCAGCATTGCCAACAAACGGCATCTTTGAGCCTGAATCCCTCTCCTCTTTTGTAGACTTCTGAACAATACCCCAAGTACCGAATTGAGACTTCGGTGTAGGAATTAAAACAAGGTCACAATAGGTTCCTTTTTTACCTTTAAAGAATCGATCCTTATCAAGTTTCGATACATCTACTTTTACGTTTATTTTTTCTGCCATGTATTTTTATTACTGTTGTTAAAAAAAGGGCAGCCAGGATTACCATGAACCTGACTGCCCTACCCCATTCATTAGGCTGCCTTATCAGCAACCTCAGAAATTTCTTTGTTCATCTGCCCTATCAAGTGCCAGAGCCGGAATGCGTCATCGCTCAAAGATTGACTCAATACCCCATTACGCCATTGCGTTAACCTCTCACGCTCGCTTGGACCTAGCTCAACTAGTGCCTTACCTTTTAAGGTTGAAGCCTTTTTCCATTCACCTAATGGGTACTTAGGAACATCTCGATCCTCCTTCGCATATTCCGAGTCGATATAAGGATCATCTATTCCTCGGCCCTGATAAACAGAAAGACCTACACCCATAAAGCTTGAAGCTTTGCTCATGAGATTGGTTTGAGCTTTTTTCCTGCCTTCAGCGAAATTACCCTTAAAAATTCGTGCATCTCCCACAGCGGGAACAGTACATTTTTGCCCTTTGTGATTATACCACAAATGACCCATGGCTGCTATGAATCCATCTTTTTCAATGTATTCATCAACATGAATTCCCCATCCCCATCCTTGCATACCTAACTCTTGTGTAAGGCGTTGAAGGATGTGATAGGCATCTATCACGGTCATTGTTCTACCGCCAAGTTTCAGTTCTTTATAAGCACTTGAGGGAAGCGGTTGAGCGAGCCTATGAAATAGCTCACGGTCAGTTAGTTCTTTTGAAGTCTCCATACGTCTGTTTTATACTTTTAAGTTAATATTACTAGTGTCGTGTCATTCTATTAAGGTTGACACATAATGCAACAAAAAAATTCTATCCGTTCAAAACAGGCATTTCGTCCTTTCTCATTGCACCCCTCTCAACAGCCTCTTCAAATCGAGCCATGACTATATTGTAAGTATCACCGTCACCATTCTTGGAACCTTGATCTTCAGCTTGTTTGTCCAGGCCAAATATCTTTGCCCTTCGGTTTAAAGCAGACAACAATTGCCCGGCAGCAGCGGAGTCTACTCTGACGTTTCCCTGGGCATCATTGTAAATTAAGTTTTCCCGGATTGTCTCAATTAGTTCGGCAGTAGCCTGAATTTGAAAAGCAACCTCATTGTCATGAAGTTTGGTTATTTCCTCAGCGCATAAAGCAGTAGCGTGTTGTAAATAACGACTCACCCTAGATGGATGAACCTTTAAAACTTCAGCGATTTGCTTACCAGTCTTACCTTCTGCATTAAGCTCAACGGCTTTCTGAATCTTTTGGTATAGAGTTAAAACTTTACTCTTTGATGATCCTTGTTTTTTTGAAGCAATGATTTGCTTTTTAACCCGCTTCCTAGCACCTTGGCCTTTATTTTTTGTCATCTTCTAAATAAGGTTCTGAACCCTGGGTTGCATAGAGTAACCAATTGTCATCTCCTAGTACCCGTGAGACTTCGCAGGTAGCTCCCAGTTCTAAGGCTCGCAGGCTTAATTTGAACCCCACACCTATCATTGCTGCTATGATAGCGCATTCCCGCATTTCCTTTCCCATGTGGAGTAAATCCTTTTTTCCCACTGACTCGTAAATTTCATCTCTCAATGAAGGGGCTATTTTTGAACCGATCATGTCTAAACGACTATCGGTAATAGGAACATCGGGCAGCGTTATTGAGAAGTCCTCTTCAATCTTTTTACTCATGTGACACACTACGCCACCAATAATGTGTCTACAAGTTGAACAAGTGAGTCAATGTTATCTTTAAATAACAATTTAAATGGTTCAGCAACACCTTGGTCAATCCAATATCGGGTTGCTGTCTCATGAGTTATCTTCTGATCAGCTAGATAGAACTGCGCCTCTAAGTTATTGAAACTGAGAATACGGCCGTCATCTAGCTCAACTATTTGGGAGTTTTGAGAACTAAGCATATGATAATGATTATCAATAAGCTACATCGAGTAAAGCAAGAAAGTGATAAATTATCGTAATTTAGTTGCACTATCCTTACCCGTTGAACACCATGAAGTAATGACTAATCTCTGCATTACAAAAAGTTAATAACTTACTTCAGTATCGAAACGTATTCAACATTTTTCCATAAATGAGTCATGTTAAACTAATATTTGTGTCAGTATGATATATAAGCGACATTTGCGCCATGAAGGCATCTGCGCTCGCATTTTCAAACGATAATGAAAAAGCTATTTTCTTAAAAAACATGGCTGAACATTGTGTTAATAATTTCACTAATCTCAAAGGGAAATTAAAACCTACCATTGACCGGATGGATAAATATTCTGCTGAGTTAGATGGTGATTTTTCACATCGTGTCAGCGGTAAAGCTACAAACTTAGACGTTAGAGGCGCTATCAATGAAAAAGTCTTTGAGCGTAGTAATTTTAGTTTATCAGTTACCCGTGGTCAGGTGAGGTATATTGTGAGTAAAACATTTGATGAGATGTTTGGTTCAAGACCATTTTTGGCTGTAAAGCCAGTTGGTTTAGGTGATAAAGAAAAAGCCAGGGATTTGCAAAAGTTTTGCGAACACAAGTTTAATGATTCACATTCCAACCTGGAACCAGCAATTAAAGATGCTACTCTATCAGCATGGGGTATGGGGTATGGTATTCTTAAAACTTCTTATCTAAGAAAGATAGAAGAGTATGATAAGGTTATCGATGTTCTTTTAGATGATGAAGGTCAACCTATTGTAGGCAAGTCAGGAAAACCAATAACTACAAACTCAGAAAATTATTTTGATGACAAGAAAGATGGTTACATTTTTGAAGACGATCCACTTCAGCGATCAATAAAAAAACCAAACTTTTCCGATATTACTGATTCAGATTATTCAGTTAAGTATAACGGACCAGAATTAGCTTGTGTCTCCTATAAAGACTTTGTCGCTGACCCTGATGCACCTCGGCTAGAGGATTGTGATTTTATAGCGCACCACCAAGCATGGACTGTTGGTGAACTTAAGAATGAATTTGGTTTAGGAATGATTGATCCAGACAAATATGATCAAATTCTTGATAGTGCTGGCCTTAACACAACGCCAAGTGTTGTAGACGCAGAGGATCCATTTTCTGATGGTAACACAAACTTCAGTTCCTGGGGTAAACGTAAAAACGCTAACTTTATAAATTGCGCTGAATGTTATTTTAATTATGAACGACCAGGTGAAACAGATGACGATGGCAATTATACACCAGGCAATGTCGTTAAAATGTACGCTCTTGTAGCAATTGAAACATCCGAAATTATTTGGGCTGACTACTTAGGTAATATTACCCCTAAAGCAGAGTTACCTTTTAGTGTTGTCACTTGCGATAAAAAAAGAAACAGTTGGATTGGAGCAGGATTCCTCGAACGATTTGACCAGGAGCAACAATTTATTGATGAGTGTTTTAATCAAATTAAAATAAGAAACGATTACGCTGCTAACCCGATTGTAGTCATAGACAGAAAAGCATTCCAGGACGGAGAAACAGGTAAAGCATTTCAGTGGGGACCAGGACTACACAAAGAACTTAAAGGTAATGCAGTGGCTTCAGAAGCCATTCAGGTAATGTCATTACCTAACCTAGAGAATGAAACACGTTCAATGATGGACACAGTCATTCAAATGGTTACTATGGACTCAGGAGTATCAGGAGCAGCCCAGGGAGACTTTGGTGCATTGCCTCAAATGAATACAGCGACTGGTGTTAAGCAAGTTCTTGGACACGGTTCTATCTTGAATAAGATGAGCATTAGAGAGGTCCAGAGAGGAGTAGAAACAGCAATACAAAATCTTACTAAACTAATGATTCACTCAATGGACCCGGTTGAGACAATTAGGTTCTTTGAAGGTGATAATGAAATAGAGTCTATTATCGAACGAGACGACTTTTACCAACTTGATTTGGATGTGAGATTAACGCTAACCAAGTTTCACCAGGACGAAGAAGAAAATCGACTGATGAGAGTTATGATTACAGTAGAGCGTTACCTGGCGTTGCCAATCTATTCGATGGAAAGAGCTAGACCATTATTTGTTGATCAATTAAAAATCCTTGGAATTGAAGATGCAGAAGAGGTATTACCATTAGCTCAGGAAGTAGCAATGGCAATGGCTCCTCCAGAAGCTCAACCAACTGATCAGGAACTTAACCAGGTAGAACCTGACTTGCCTGTAAATATTGCTGAAGAAGCAGAAGATGAAGCCGTAGAATTAATTGAAGAAACAGATACTGATACAGAGATATAATGGCTATTACAGCTGGGGAAGCAGAAAGGGCTGATCATCAGAGGGCGCACGTTCTGGGGTTAGCAGAAAGTAAAGGATACGAATGTGTTACTGACGTTTTAAACACCATGATAGAGCGTGAAAGAGAAAGAGTAGAAGCATTAACACTGGATGAAAAAGAAAATTTAATATCCAGGGCGAGACTTAGCGCACTTTTAGAAGTAGCAAGAATACCCGCAGATGTAGTTGAAAACTCTGACAAGGTTTTATCACAATGGGAAAAACGCTTTGATTAGTGTGTCTATGTTGAAAGGTTGATAACAAGTGAAAAAAGGTTTACGTTTCCCCAAGAAGAACAAAGGAAGGATCAAAATCTTTCCCAACCTGAAAAACAAATTTATGAACATTTTATTGAACTGGGCAAGAACTAAACTCTTTGAGTTTATTGCAAGCTGGAAGACCAGCCTCGTAGGGGTAGCAATGTTGCTAGAAGCATCAGGTGGCTTACTAAGCTCAGTATTAGACTCAACAACACCATTAGAGGTCGAAAGCCTTCAAGGACGCTGGGAGCTAGTTATAGGAGCAATAGGACTAATTATGGCGAGGGATAATACAACTCCATCTGAGAAGGTGGCTTCAGCCAAAAATAAATAATGAAATATATACTATTAGCAATCGCAATTATTGGACTGTCATCCTGTACATTTAATAAAGTACCCGTGGATTCCGTTGGTCTTATGTCAGGCGACAGAAATGTCATGGGTCTAGAAGTAGGACTTCTCGATTATAAAGTTGGCGCAGGAGTCTGGGTCAACAAGTAAACAGATCACCCCGTATTCCCTCGTGTTCCGTTTCCTAAAGAAGCTGGTTGAAAAACTACGCAGAAAATCCAAGCCTAAGACTAAGGCAACTAAAGCCAACCCTAGGCGAAGATGGACTTTTGATGCTCGCACCAAAAAGAACCTAGCAACCTTAAGGGACAGAGTCCGTCCCGCATTCACTGAGCTAAGTGAGATAGCGATGGAGATGGGTGAAAAGTATGGCATCGAAGTAAAAATGATTTGTGGCTATCGAAGCCTAGAGAAACAAAAAGAGTTATATGCCAAAGGTCGCTTTGGTGATAAAGGATCGAAAGTCACGACAGTTAAGGTGAGTCGCCATTGCTTTGGCATCGCCGCTGATTTTGGTTGCTTCTCGAAGGGTCGTTACCTTGATGCCACCAACTCAGCTTTATCCTCAAAGATCTATGCTGAAATGTTTAAGATTGCCCAGAAAAGGAATTTACCTTTGATACACGGAGGACAATGGAGGTCTTTCCCTGACCCTCCACACTTTGAGTACAAAACTAAATTCAGTATCAAGCAAATGGCAGCTCGATCTAAAAAAGGTCAAAGCGTCGTCTAATGCCTAACGATCCCCCACTCATGGAAGCCATTGTTGGACTGATAGCGGGTCTAGGAGCTTACTTGTCGTGGAAGGCTAAAGGTGAAGCCAGTAAAGCAAACAAAGAAGCCTCACAAGCCAATAAGGCTGTTAACGGCAACCCAGATGGAAGCCCAAGATTATATGAGATGGTAGGGACAATTAAAGAGAGGCAACGAGGGATAGATGAAAAGATAGAAGATTTAAAAGACACACAAAAAACACAAGCCCACACTCTACAAAGTCACAGCGAAAAGCTAAGACATTTATGCGATGATAAGGAGGGTAGCTAGATGGCTTGGCAAACTTTTATTTGTAGTGCAGATACTCACGGTGACTTGATCGACCGTAAGGGTAAGAACAGTTATCAGAGTTACATTCTCCAGTGGATTAAAGATCACAAACCGAGGTGGAGATTTATGCTGGGTGATTTTATTGATGCCAAAGCGATTCGAGCTGGCGCAAATGCCGAAGATCGAAGTAGCTCAATGAGAGAAGACTGTAAGGCAGCAATAGGGTTCCTCCGTGCCTTTCAACCACACAAGCTAACACTTGGCAATCACGATCACAGGCTATGGTTATTAGCAAGATCAGAGCGTGAAGGCTTAGATGTTGATTATGCTAGGCAACTCGCCAAGCAATTTGAGAACGAGTTTGATGCCATGAAGACTGAGTGGGTAGAGTATGACATCAGAAAAGGCTGGATAGAGATAGCTCCTAAAGGCACTCACACAGGACGCAAGCTTATTAGCCACGGATACTTTTCAAACATTGCACCAGCCAGAGCAATGACCCAAGCCGCAGGAGCATCAACGCTATCAGGTCACACTCATGCTTTTGATTACTGGAGACAAAATAATTTATCTGGTGATGAAAGTTATGTGTCTGGATGTGGTTGTCAGATTGCTCAGGAGTACAACAGAACACACGCCCGAAGACTAAAGCACGAGCATTCATTTTTGGCAGGCTCACTCAACGATAAGACAGGAGCATGGGTGGTTTACAGAATATTAAAAGACGAAGAAACAAACACATGGCTAGATCCAAAAAGACTTTAGAAGATATACTAGATACTGCTGACAGCCTTCTTGAAGCTTTACAAGAGGAACAAGACCCCCAGCCAGAGGGTACAGTCACACCTCGTCAGTATGCAGAGCATAAAAAGCAAACCATGTCTTCCGCAGGTGAAAAACTTCTACGCCTACACAGGGCAGGAAAGATGGACAGAAGAAAATGGAGAAACACGCACATCTACTGGGAGCTATGAAAGACAAACTTCCACCGATCCGCCACGTTATTATTCTTGGGCAACTCTACAGGATAGAGATGACACAAGATGTAAGTGATGAAGAGCTAGGCAGATGTGAAACGACACATCAGAAACTAATGATAAACGAACGTCAGGGAGCCTGCTCAATGAGAGACACTGTTCTGCATGAGATAAGTCACGCTCTATTTTATCTAATGAATTTAAAAGACGACTGTTCTGAAGAGGATTTTGTTAGCAGATTTTCAACAGGACTACGGTCAGTGATGATTGAAAACAAAGACTTAAGTAAATGGATATTCACTTCACCATATCAAGACGATGAAAACTAGGATTCACATCAATCAGCACAAGATTAGAAACAATGTTAAGAGCGGGAAGAAAGAGCCAGTAATAACTGTCAAGACTTACAAAACAAACGTGTACTGTCACTCAGTAAAAATCACTGAACCGTGTACCGTTTTCTACTCACCTGACAAACCTCTTTCATGTGGGGCTAGAGTTTGGATTGAAACTGAAGGTGAGGTTATCTGCGATAAATCATAATTATGACAAATAAAACACTAGCAACAACAAACGCACTCATCATTATGTTTCCAATGTTCTTGGGAATATGTGAGGAGTTAACAGGTAAACCAATAGCTAACCCATTACTCGTGGGGGTCGCAGGGTTGTTCATGATCATCTTTGGATTCTGGACTTGCCTAAGACTCTATAAGCAACCTGACCAGTAAAATAAAAAGGGGTTCCCCAGACCCCAAAAAAAAGAGAGGCGCTAACCTCTCTCCGTGAATGACAATTAATCTTCGTCACAAGAACCATAAATATCTATGGGTTCATCATCATAAGGATTTTCCTCATCGATTAACATACACACCTCCTTTCTAAGCTACGAGTTTGAATTCTTCACCGTTCATTGGCAGATCCATCTGCCTGAGCCTTTTAAACTCTTGTTCTTGTATTAAGTGAGCCTGCTGTTCCTTTGCCATCTTAGCGTCAATGATTGGATTGACTAAGTCTTGCCTAAGCCAGCGGTAGATTCTTTGGAAGCCGTCACCGTGAGGTTTTCTCCATACAGATCTTTTGATTCTGTGATCAGCCTGCATGATACGGTACTGGACATGATGAGCGACCTCATGGGCTACTGTTATTAAAAGACGATCATCAACGTCTGTTACTTGCCTGTCACCGTAAACAGGATTATTTGCGAAGGCTGCATATTCTTCTTCAATGCCAGCTCCGTTTCTGTGCTGCCAATAATTTAGATTAATTTGAATTTGGCAAAGCCCACCATAAGTAGCACCCTCAAAGTTTTTATTTACAACCCTTGTTACCTTAACGGCATAATCAACATCACTGCGAGTAATGTTTAGAGGGTAATCTTTTTTCTTTAAAAGGTTCATGCACTTACGAACCCAGCTCTTGATTTTTCTTCTATCTTTTGGAGTAACTTTATTCATTTGAGTAATTTGATTGTGACACATACTGACACATGGGTCAATCTTTTATTGTAGACTGCTATGTATGTTATATGACTATTGAGTTATATTGAAGTTATGCCGCCCGCTTAACCCAGCTAGGAGGATTCTTACCGAACCAGCCGACCTTATTGATCTGTGCCTTGGTTGGTTTATTCTTAAGGACACGGTTCCTCTTTAAAGACTCCGTGAACATTGCTTCAGGCATATAAGCCCATGGTTGTTTAGTTGAAGCAGACACTTCGCCTGCTGGTGTGTAGTGGGTTATTCTGTAAGCCTTCCTACGCTTAATTAGTCGTGCCTTCCAGAACAATCCTGTCTTGTTATTTTTAAGATAAGTTATGTTCTTCATGGGGGTAATATACCAAACTCATTTTTAGAGCTTGTTAGGAATCACCCGATTTGGAGAGAAATAAAAAAATAGAAACTGCTATAACAGTCTTAAAAAAAAGTAGGAAAAAAATTTGACGCTGTTTTGAACTTTTCTAACTCTGTTAGTTTTTTCTTCCAAAATTACCTAACCACCATGCAGGCTTGGAATAACTTCTGTTAGTCTCTTTGTCGTAGATAGCAGTTCTTCTTTGACCTAATTCACCAAGAAGTGTTTTGTAATAACTTTTATGTTTAGGGTGCTTAAGTATTTGATTCCTTTTACCAAACTTATTAGGTAGATTATAAACGCTTGCGCCATGTGTTAACCAATTGCCTGCTCCTGATCTAGCTTCAGGATGCCAGACCCAAGCATCCCACGCATCACCTACTGCTACAGTTTCACCTGCTCCCCTGCCCCGTCTCCTAGGTTTTGATTTAGGATCTAGTGGGAACTCTCTTCTCGCTTTCTCACCTAACTCTGTATCATAACTGGACGATTCAGACAGAGGCTTGGTAGGATCAAATGGTCTAATCTTCTTTTTAAATTTGTGGCTCATTGCTTCTTATTCCATTAGAAACAGCAAAGAATCTACAGATTAATATGCAGAATAGAATATAAAACATAGATCCAATAAGTATTAACATTTCCATCTCCTTAATGCCTTAGCTTTGCGAGTAGGTCTGCCTTTTGAATCTTTCATCGGACCTTTAACCCCACTCATCCTTGCACAGAAACTTCTTTTTCTTGCACCACCTTGTGGCTGTGGAGCCTTTAAGTTAGAACCAGTCTTACGGTTATAGTAGTCGCGACCCTTCTTGGTAAGCCCTCCCTTATCAGACTTATGTTCTTTGCGTAAAGATACACCTTTCCTCTTTTTATAAGGAGGATGCATTCTGGACTTATAACTCATTAGCCTTGGGGAACTTTTCCTGGTCCACCGAAGATTGCTGGCTTCTTCTGATACTTTTTCTTATTTCGTTTAATACCAAAAACTTTATTAACTCTCTTCCGCTCTTCCTTCTCTTTCTTTTTCTTATCCTTTTCTAGCAGAACATCTGTTAAACTTTTACCTTTCCTCATAGCCTTGTTTTCTTTCCTGAAGGCTTTCCCATCTTTCTTAAAAGCTTTGCTGGAGGAGTATTCTCCTGCACTTGCTTTCGCTTCTTTTGCCCAATCATATTCACCCCCACCACGATGAGGTGGCTCCTCTGTCATCCCCTCATACGGATCAGGTCTTTTTGATTCTAAGCCTTTAGGATTATTTCTACCCAAATATCCATACCTTGGCAAATTATCAGTGTACCCGTAGCTGTACTTTTTAAGAGACTCAGGTGGTCCCACTAAATCTTTAAATTTCTTTTTCTTTTTAGTATCCATAACTATGATCTTTTTTCTTTTTGATTACCGTAAAACTTACCCATGTCTATTTGCTTGCGACCTGTTTCCTTACGAATCTTATTTTGTTTGGCTCCAAACTTTCCTAAAGTAGTATTTGTGCCTAAAGGTTTTTTACTCTGCCTTTCTTTACGAGCTTTCATTTGCGCCTCATAACGCTTTTGCGCTTCAGTCTTTGCCTTCTTTTTGGCAACTGGTTTTTTCCTAGCAACAGTTTTTTTCTTAGTAGTTTGTTTAGGGTTATTAGTTCCCCCTGCCCCGTAACGAGGTGTACCATCCTGATTACGAACTGGAAGGCTTTCCTCCATAAGTTGTCCCCTCCGTGTATCAATTCTCTTGAAAGTCGCCCTAAGTTGTCTTTGAGGCTCAGGTGGTCCCATTAAGTCTTTAAATTTATCTTTCTTGTCCATAATTAATAAGGTCTAATTGTGCTTTTGAATTTATTGCCCCTACGTCTGCGAGGTCTTTTCTTTGCGGTTTTTTCTGAATTAATAAAATCCTGATCTGAAGGCGCACCTTTCTCCCCTTTTTTCCTCATGCGCTCACCTCGCTTACGCTTGGCATGAATGTTTGCATATAGACCTTTTTTCATAATAAAATCAGATCCCTAGTGTCTATGATAGAAGATAGACTCAATTATAGTCACTCTCAACTTTTTGTGTGTTTTTCTTATTCTCATATAAATCCCCGTCATTTTGCAATTCACAAGCTAAAGCAGCTGCAATTACATCATCATCATGATTGCCTGGAGAAGCTTCAGGTTTGCCTGTTTTGTTCCTTACAAAAGTCTGCAACTGAGAAGCTACTTGTGTACAAGGGATAACAATACCCTCTTCTTTAGCCCTGATAGCATCAGCTAAAGCACTTATAATAATTTCACGACTCTTTTGATCAGTCGACCAACCAATCTTTCTTAGTGTTTTTCCTGAAACAGAATCATATATTCTTCTTCTCCAAAGCCTAACACCCGCATTTTTTAATGGAGTTACCCAAGCAAGCCCACTGTTATTTATCTCAAGGACAACAATACACCCGCCAGCCCATTGACTAAGTAGAGCGGTTTTAACACAACCAGGCGTGGGATCATCCTGGTTATCTGGCATTGTTCTGGCAATTAATTTTAAGGGGTGCATCACTCCTTGCTTATCTTTATGTGGGCATCTCCATAGAAGAACTGAGTTGCGATCCTGTTTACTAGTTCCTGAGCTTACTTCTTTACCAATCATCGAGTCTACCGTGATCAGATAACGCTTACCAGGCTCCGGTTGCTCATCCCATATTTGAAACTCAGCCTCTGCTTTCGGGCATTCTTCAAATTGGACTTTCTTATTCTTTTTTAGCAGGCGACCATTTTTTCTCTTTGGTGAAGCTAATCTAACATTACTTGATATATGAATAAGCCCTTCCATGTCGAACCTGGGAGAACCGGAAACGAGAAAGCATCTTTCTTCACTTTCCAGGAACTCTTGTTGAAATATTTCTTCTGAACCACCGAGCTTGCTATCGATAGTTACACGCCTCCATTTTAGTCTTTCTGCTGTAATTTTATCACCTTGTTCTGCAATAACTCTTTTTTCCTCCATGCTCAATGAGGATAGAATGTCGTCGTATTCTGTCTGGCTATGAATCTTCATTTCATACTCAGGAACGTCATACCATCCTGTCACAATCTTCACCATCCCATTTCCACGTTTACCGTCTTGCCACTCTTCCAGGGTAACAGCACCTTCCTGGGATCCCTCGCTCGAAGCATCTGGGTCCCCAGTAATTAACCTGGAAAAATAATTAACCCCGTCTGGTGTAGATTCATCCACTCCGAAAGTTTCAGGAGCATCGGCTAGACCAGCTTTGAGTTGAGGCATGATAACACTTGCATCTTTAGCAGCTCCTTGTTTTCCAAACTTGGCTGTCTCGCTACTTCCCACAATGGTCCAGGTTCCACCAACACCAGGGGCTTTTGATTCAGCGGATGATGTATAACGAACGGACCTATTGTCTGATTCTGCTCTGCGGTCATAAAGATCAAATTCATTGCCCCAGGGAAAAGGATCAAACTCGGCATAGGTTTGTAACATATTGCGGTGGTAGGCATTAGTCGCATTTGTGTCAGTTACCCATATTGCCCTGGTTAACCTAGTTCTCATCCACCAATAGATAATCCAGTTAAGCGCAGTGGAAGACCCTGCTTGCCTCGGTTTTAATACAAGCAGTCGTAAAGGCTGACCAGCAATTAAAAAATGTTCTACCGCTTCGAATATTTGTTTCTGTAAATGGGTGGGTGTTGGCGAAATAATATTACCCTGCTTATCGATAATCTTTGCCAGGCCAATAAACGCTTTTTTAACATCATGATGTATGAAGTCAGCTTTACCCTTGTCTGTTATGACTTTTGTCTCTGTTTCAGTGCTTATAATACCCATAGTGTGTCATAAAATAAAGGTTGTGTCTTTATTTGCACGAGTTTATTTTTAACGTATGTTAACAAATGACTCAGCGGGAGCTGAACAAAGCAGTGACTCTGCGGGAGCAGAAGTCGGAACAGATTTAGACATTCAGGTTAACGAGGACGGATCAGTTGATCTTTATGATGCGGGAGCATCTGAAGAGGCTGTAGCTAACTCGGAACAATCTGATGAGAACGGTGAATTAGATGCTCGCACTCAGGGCATACTAGATTCCGGTAGAACACGGATCAAAAATCTACCTGAAGCCGATAGGCTTGTCGTCGCTTACGCATCAGCGCATAATATTAGTTTATCAGAAGCGCAGACGCAGTTAGGTGGCAACCAGCAGCAGGCTCAGGAGGATTATGTCCTCGATACTCCTACTTTCCAAGCAGAGGAAATGCTTGGGGGTATTAATACGCAAATTTCTGATATTGATAAACAGATTGGAGAATTGCGAGCCGAAGGTGAGCTTGAGCAAGCAGACGCTTTACTGCAACAGCGTTTCGATTTGCAAGAGCAAAAGATCAACGCTCAGATGGACATTCGTGAAGCCCAACAAACTGCCACGGCTGAAGAACAGCAACAGTTTACAAGTAGTTGGGACAATGCAGCTGACAAGGCATTGGATCTTTACCCGGATTTAGAGGACGAGAATAGTGAATTATTTATTTCAGTACAAAATAAATATGATGCGCTTAAAGCCAGTAATGACCCTTCTCTACAAAATGCCGATTGGCCTTTCCAGGCAGCAGCGGTGGCAGCAGCCGAACTTGGTTTAACAAGTTCTAAGGCCCAGCCCGTTCAACCTGATAGTCCGTTCGGCAATCGTCGTCGTCCTACTAACGCTACTCCTACGAGTGGTAGCCGAACTGCAAGCGGTGCTACTCCATTAGGAATGCCGGGGACGGTTGACCTTTCCAATATGTCTGCTGACCAAGGCCAAGAACTTCTTAAAAAGATTGGTCGAGGTTTGTACGATAAATAATCACAGCCATAGCATTGACTCAGTCATTGTCTAAGGCTGCAACACAAACAAAAAAATAAATAAATAAACAAATAAGACAATGGCTGATATTAGTCCAACTAACACAACAAATACATTTGCTGATGTAGCAAATGCTAGAGCGAAGGTCTGGAAGGAAACTTTCAAGAAATTCGCATCCACGGCTGACGTTCTTTCTCCTCTTGAGGGGCCAGAAGGATCGGGAGCTTCTATTGCTGTCCGCAACGACATTAAAGGTCGTCGTGGTGATCGTATCGAATTTACTGCCTCTTCGGAGCTTGGTGAGTTTGGTGTACTTGGTGAAAACACACTTAAAGGTAACGAAGAAGACCTTAAGTTCTCAGGCACAACTTGTGTCTTGGAATTCAAGCGTCACGCTACTGCTATTACACAGAGCCTTAAGAAGAAAATGGCTGGAGGTCACACTCTTGAGTCATTGGCTGCTGAAGTTCTTGGTAACCACTTTGGTCAGTGGAAGCAGAGAGATGCTCTTCGTAGACTAATTGATGGAGTGCTTGGAACAGGTTCTGGAGCAACTGCAATAACTGCTGCTGTACCCGATGGAGGTATAATTGGAACTGACAAGGCAAGCATCAACGCTTTGACTGGTAGTGATACCTTGGGAGCAGACAGTTTCCTAGATCTTAATAACGCAGCTTCATGGTTAGGTGTAGACCCTGCAAGAATTAGCCGTAATGGTTATCCTTCAAGTCAGGACACTCATCACCACTGCTTACTTGCAGACAACCAGATGCTTAAGCCTTTATTCAAGTCAGGTGATTTTAAAAATTCTTTGCAACACGCTGAGGCGAGAGGAGCTACAAACCCTCTCTTCACTGGTGAGATGAAAGAGTATGATGGAACTAAGATTCTAAATCTTAGATCTGCTTATGGTGACTTGAATGGACCGATTGGTTCACCATTGACACCAGCTGCAAGAGTTAAGGCGGTAGCATCAATAGGTACTTCTGGAACCATCAACTTACACTTGTGCGGTAAGCAAGGTAACAGAACAACTACTGCTGGTGCATTAGCTAGTGGTGCATCTGAAGATCCAAATTACTTCATTGACTTCCCAGGATATGATTACCAGTACACTGCGGATCAATCTGCTTCAGCTAACACTAACACCTACTATGTTGCCGTCTACAATCCAGATGGAACAGGTTTGGTGTTGTCTTATGATTCTGGAGGAAACAAAGGTCACTCAATCGACATCAAGGCTAGAATAGCTTCATTGAATCCAGCCGGAGTAACTGGCACATCTGCAGCTACTATCGCAGATGGTGCGCTTGTATACCCATGTAACGAAACTGGTAAGGTTTATGGTTACTCTATTCTCATGGGGGCTGACGCTGTCATCCGTGCATACGGAGAGAATATGACCATGGTAGATGACAAAGATGACTATGGCTTCAGCCATGGTATCGGATACCAGGCAATGTTCGGTGATGCCGTTTGGAAGGATCGTAATGATAGAGTACGTAACTACGTTCTCGGTATTTACACCTACACTCCAATCGGAGCTAAGTAACAATAATTCCCTAGTGCCAATGGTGGGGGTGGTCTTCGGGCTGCCCCTGCCTCGGCACTATTGGGAGATACAAAAAGAAAGGCACTAGAGAATGACCACAAAAAAAAGCACTAAGAAAATCGCCCAAACAAAAGTTGTTTCTGTTGGCGAACAAAGGGATAAAAATTTAGAAGTCGCAAAGATTATTGTTGCGGTACAACATTTCGATAGCGGAGTTGCTAAATGGAATGGAGTTAATGGGAAAACGTATTATTTTACAAGAGATAAAACACTTGGAAAACATATTTTAGAGTTTGATTCTATCGAGGAATACGAAGCTGAAAGGGAAAACCTCATTCACAACAAAGCCGGAGTCATGATGGGATATTGTGGATTCCAGATCATGATTGTGACAGTCGCTCAACTTGAGGAAATTGAGAAGAAGCGCAGAGAGCATCAGAAGAATTTAAAACTTAAACAAGAAGCGTTGGCTGAAGCTCAACAGATAGTTGAGGAAGAAGTTAACGAAGCTGAAAAGCAGTTAGAGGAAGCTCGTGAGAAACTTGGGGCAGTACAATTAAAATCAACAAGCCTTAATATCGGATGAC